CGACGTATCCGCAATGCAGTTCAACTCTATCGGCAACGGCTTCCCGTACTCGATGGCCGAACGATGCAAGATGAACATCACCGGGACTACTATTATCAACGGATCGGCTGGTTCGGCGTTCGTGACCGCCAACAGCGCGAACGCCGATCTAGCCGTGACCATCAACGTCATCACCGGAGGCTTTACCAACTTTTTCAACGCCAGCGGTGCGGGCGTGATCTCCGGACCTGTGACCTGGTCGGGCGCCAACCCTTCAGGGGCGAAATACGCCTGCGGCACGAACGCCGTCATCTCACTCACGACAACTTATCCAGTCTCGCTGACGGCGGGCTCGGCTGCCACTGGCTGTCAAGCAAATCCCCCATAAAAGGAAAAATTCCCCAATGCGCGTATTGCTTCTGTTCCTGCTGTTGTCGAGCCCGGCGCTCGCGGAGTCGGCTCCATCTTGCAATACGCCGCCTGCGGAGACGTGCGGCGACGGGCGACCATCCTGCACTAACGACAGGGTTTGCGTAGACGACAGTGGCTGCACCCGCACGCAGACGATCTACATTCAGGACTGCAACCGAAGTCCGGTCCCAAGCTACTGCTCGCTCATCACCAATCCGTGGGGCCAGAAGAACGTGTGGATGCTCCGCGAGCGCAAGGTGTGCCCGCTGCCACCGGGTTGACAAGTGATCAGGGAGACGAACATGAGGCATTTCTTCGCCGCCGTCGTCGCGCTCGCCGCGTCGGCCGTTTCCGCGTTGGCGCAGTCGAGCCCGAACCTCATCAGGGGGCAGATCCCAACCGCAGGACAGTGGAACGGATATTTTGCTGCCAAGCAGGATGTGCTGGGCTTCACCCCGCTCAATTCCGCCGGCGGAGTAATGACCGGACCGCTGGTCACGGTGAGATCGTCAGCGACATCGGCTGGCTTCAGCATCCCATCCGGCGCCGCCCCCACCACGCCAATCGATGGCGATGTGTGGACGACAACGACCGGCCTTTTCGTCCGCATCAATGGGGTCAACGTCGGCCCGCTCACCGGTGGCGGTGGTTCCAGCTTCGCCGCGACGTCGCCTATCGCCGTAACCTTCCCGGCCGGCGTCGTGACCTACGCGTTCGATTTCTCGATCGCGAACACTTTCACTGCAGCGCAGACCGTCAGGTTCAATGCCGCAGCTTTGCCGGCGGCGCAGACCGGGACCGGGTTGCGCGTCGGCGGCGCGAACGCCACGCCAGCGCGCATCGAAGTCAGCGCGTTCGGCGCACAAGCATTCTTCACAAGCATAGCCGCTGGAGGCACGGCCGCGGTCCCGACGGCGCTGACCGCGAATACGCAGATCGGCGGTTATAATTCCTACGGCTACAACGGCGCAGCCTATGTCGGTCCGAGCGGCACCTATCGGTGCTTCGCTGCGGAGACGTGGACATCGCTGCCCAAGCAAGGCACGTACTGCGAAGTCGGAACCACCGCGAACGGTGGGACCACGTTAGCCGCAACGATGCGATGGGAACAGAGCGGCGGCGTGACGATGCCGCCAGGCGTAACCGGAGGCGACAAGGGCGCGGGCACGCTCAACGTCACCGGCCCGCTCTACATCGCCGGCACCCAGGCCGCGACCACGATCAACGCGACAAGTTGCCCGCTCGGCGGCTCGTGCACGGTCACGACGGCAGCGACCTCGGTCGTAGTGGGGACTACGACCATCACCAGCGGCGTGACCAACCAACTGCTCTACGATAACGGTGGCGTGCTCGGCGAGGTGACGAAAGGCAACAACTGCGCCTATGTGACGAGCGCCGCTGGTGTCCCGAGCTGCACGGCTCCTGGCAACGGGATCGAAATCGCGTTGGGTGCGATTGGGCTTACCCCCGCTCGGCGTACGGGTCCGACCACAAGCCTTGTCACACTGACCAGCCACTCAGGAGGCTTCGCCGCCAACGCCAGCGGCACGTACACGACACCCGCCAACGTCCTCTGGCTAGAAGGATGGATCGTCGGTGGTGGTGGTGGTGGCAGCGGAAGTGGAGCAGCCCCGGGCGCAGGCGGGACCGGTGGAGATTCGTGCTGGAACACGTCAGGCGCAGCGTGCACGACGCCTGTCTACAACGCCAACGGCGGCACGGGAGGCAACTGGACGACAGGTGCCGGTGGTAGTGGCGGTGCCATATCCGGCAGCACCGCCTGCAACTGGTCGGTGGCCGGTGGCGAAGGTGGTTCCAGCCAGACGTCGAGCGCGAGCGCGGGTGGCGCGATGGGAGGCGCGTCGTCTCTCGGTGGCGCTGGCGGCAAGACGTTCAACGCTGCTGGGTCCGCCGCAGCGGCAAACTCCGGCAGCGGTGGCCAGGGTGGCGGAGTCGGTGGCGCAGCTTCAACTGGTCCGGGCGGCGGCGCAGGTGCAACGTGCTACTTCATCATCCTCAACCCGAGCCCTAGCCAAACCTTCACCTACGTGGCGGGAGCGGCCGGAACAGCGGGTACAGCTGGAGCATCATTCGCTGGAGGCACTGGCGGCGGTGGCCGGCTCTTCATCATCGAGCACTATGGCACTTGGCTACTCCGACGCGACCTCGATCCCGCAGCGAACGACAACACCCCGATGTTCATGGATGCCGTGGCATGACGAAAATAATCAGTGTTGCAATCACCGCGCTTTTAATCTCAGCGGCCTGTGCGATCGCGCAGGTGCTATACGTCCAGCAGCAGTACTACTGGATCCCGCGCGTCTGGGGTCAGGATCAGGAGACGGGCGCTTATGCTGCTTACCCCGCAGGCGCCTGGCAATGGATCGGCGACCAGGATCCGGCGACAATCCCGTTCACGCCGGCACCAGGCTTGCAGCAGCGCGCGATGCATCTTCCGGCGACCTTCCCGCGCAAGGCGTACCTCAGTCGCATCCTCGTTGCGTACGGATCGTCAGCAGCGGTCGGCTCCAACGAGCTCTCGTGCTGGGTTGATCCCGGCGGGGCGTTCTTTCACACCGGGACGCCCAATGGCCGGGAGATAGGATCGAACTTTGTCAATGTGATCCAGCTTTTCAGCCAACTCTATTCCGGCGCGTCCATCCGCGACGATCACAAGATAGACCCGCCGATCCTGCTGGACCGCGACGCCGGCGATCTGCTCGGATGCAAGCTCGGCTCTTCGCAAACGATGGATTGGATTTTCATCGGCTTTCGCTGGCTCGCGCCGAACCCGAACCCGACGCTGCCGTAAGAGGGAAACAGCAATGATCAATCCGAAGGTCATCGACGTCTCGCATTACGACGCCGTGGTTGGCGACGGCTTCCAGGCCGTCCGGAGAGCCGGCATCGTGGGCGTGATCCAGAAGTCGAGCGAAGGCACCGCGCGCGTGGACGATCGCTATGCCGATCGCGTGCCGAAGATCCTCGCGGCAGGATTGCTCAATGGCGCGTACCATTTCATCCGGCCGAGCTCCAACATGGAAGCGCAGGCCGATTTTTTCCTTCGATGCGCCAGGCCCACCGACAGCACGCTGATCTCGCTCGATTACGAAGTCGGCAATGTCGAGCCGCTCGAGTGCCAGGAATTCATCCTGCACGTCGAGAGCAAGATCGGCCGCAAGGTCGTGCTCTACAGCGGCAACACGATCAAGGAAAAGCTCGGCGATCGCTTCGTCCCGTTCTGGTCAGAGCGACGGCTCTGGCTGGCACAGTACGCATCGAAGTGGACGGTGCAGCGATCATGGAAGGCGCCATGGCTGTGGCAGTTCACCGGCGACGGCATCGGGCCCAAGCCGCATAGCGTCCCCGGCATCTCGATCGACGGCGGCCTCGACATAAGCTCCTACGAAGCGAGTGACGAGCAGCTGCGCGCGGAGTGGGCGAACGATGTCACGCACGAGCCGGCAACGCCGCCGCCGGCAATCGATCCGGCGCCGCAACCGACAACGCCGTCCATGAAGCTGATCATCGCCACCGAATTCGGCGGCCCGAGCGAGCACCAGCGCAGCGCCTACGGCGGGTGGGTGGACGACAACGCGCTCGGGGTATCGCTGCCCGCGGCCTTCCCGGGAGCTCGCCCATTGGTGCGCCTGGTCTGGCAGGGCAAGGCCGTGATTGCCCCCATCGTCGACAAGGGCCCCTGGTACACCGACGATCCCTACTGGAAGACGGCCCAGCGCCCGCGCGCCGAGCGCCTGCGCCATGGAAACCAGGCGGGCATCGATCTCACCCCGGCGACAATGGACGCACTGCGGGCCCCCGGACCCCGCGAGCAACGCACCATCAAACTTGATTATTGGGAATTCGTGTAAAAACCGGCTACACCGGTTCCCAGCCAGCCAGCCAGGAGGCACCCCATGCTGCGAAGGATCATGCTCGCCGCCGCCATCCTCTCGATCGCCGTCACGCTCCCCGCGGTCGCACAGCAAGCCGCCACCGAAGCCGTCGTCGCAGCCCCGGGAACGGCGGTCGTGATCGACACCGGGAGGATCGCCAACGATTTCATCCAATACATCGTCGGCTTCTTCGCAACTACGATCGGCATCGTACTGACCGGCTACATCGGCAGGCTGATGCAGAAGGCCGGTATCGAAACCACCGACGCCAGGAAGGCGCAGCTGCAGGCCCTGATCGTCAACGGCCTCAACGCCGGTGCCGCGGCCGCCAAGGAAAAGCTCCCGGGAGCCGGCATGATCGAGATCAAGAACGATGCTGCGGCCTTCGCTGTGCGCTATGCCCAGGATCACGGCAAAGACGTGATCAAGGCGCTCGGCCTCGACCCGTACAGCAAGGCTGCGATCGAGACTATCCAGGCCAGGATCGAGACGGCGCTGGTCGACCCGGCGGCGCCGACGGCTCCCGAGATCACGCCGCCCGAGGGCAAGCCTCCCGTCGCGGCCGTGGTCACCGCGGCGCCCAAGACCTCCTAAAAGTTCCGACACGCCAAAAAAGGACACACGCCCCCATGTGGCAAACCTTCCTCGAGAAGCTCCTCCCGGTTCTCATCAACGCCGGCATCGATTCGCTGCACGTCACGACGGCACCGACCGCCGCACCAGGTGCAACAACAACGCCAGGTCAGGCTCCGGCGCCGCCAACCGCGACGGGACCGATCGATGAGATCAAGCAGCTGCAGATCTTCCTCAACGAGGCGATGACGCCGAATCCCCCGCTGGTTGTCGACGGCTGGCTCGGGCCCAAGACCAAAGCGCTCCTCCTGGCCGGCCTTGCGAAGCTTAAGCCCTACCTCCCCATGCTCGGAGGCCGCTGACCACGATAGCCGCAACTGGACCCTCTCTCCGGCGGCGGTACCGAACCGGGGGCAGAACAGCGTCTGGTGAGTGAACCAACTCACACCGGCGAGCCGGCAGACGCGGTAGAAGGGCCACCAAGATGGCGGGGCGAAAGGACGACGCAGAGGACGAGAGGCGTCGAGTTGAAGATTTGATCGACGACGAAGTCGCCGCGACGGCTTCGCAGGAGTGGTCGAGCTATCGGCGCTACCTCATCAACGCGGTCCAGCGCATCGAGAGAACGCTTGAAGGCCAGGACAAAAAATACGTTCTGCGAACCGAATTCGCGCCGGTCCGGAACTTCGTCTATGCGCTCATCACGCTCGTTTGCATCGCGGTCGGCGGCGCCGTCCTGACGAAGATCGGGCTCCAGGCCAAAGGAGAGCCGAACCGATATGGCCCTACAACAACAACCGTACCGGAGGCTGCGCACCCTTGACCGTCTGACCTATGCGCTGTCCTGGTTTGCGATCGCCATCATCTTCGGCGTCGCCGGCGGCTTCGCATGGCAGCTGTTCTACGACGCTTCCTACCCGCCCACGACATTCGGAAACGTCCGCATCATCGGAGACGATATCGTCAAGACGGGGAGCTCGTACCGTCTCGCTTACGACGTCGAGCGCTGGCAATCGTGCCGTCTTGATATCAGCCGCCTGCTCGAGCGCGAGAGCGACCATCGCGAATTCCAGGCGCTCGGCCAGGACGGCAGGCCGCTCTTCGTCTCGCAGATTTTCGATGCGGACCCGATCAACCAGGCGACAGGCGCACCGACGCCGCGGCCGTCAGGATACCAGGCATGGGTGCCAGCCAATCTGGAAGTGCTGCCCGGCCACGATTACGAGATCCTGCTGGCGTTCTCCTCGGTGCGCTACCGCTGCAGCTGGCTCGACGAGATGCGCCCCAGCCCGCGCATATTGATCACCACGAAGGTCCGGCTTCGGCTGGTCCGATGACGTCTGCATTCATCATCGGCACAGCGCTACAATCAGCGCAGCTACAGCAATGAACGGCGTAAGCGCGATCGTCGCAATGACGCCCCACACAAGCAGATGCGCTTCAATCGAAGGCGGGGGTTGCCAAGCCATGCTGTTCCCTTCCGACACGTCAACGCAGCATGCGCTGCGCGGCCGGCAACATCGAATTGCAGATCAGGAAGTGATTGCGCGCGATTGCCGTTTCCTCGCGCGAGGCCATCATCCGAAGCTCGGCGGCAAGCGCGGTCTCCTCCCACGATCGAGAAGACGCGCCGGCAACGGCAGCGCGATCGCGCCAGGCCTGTGCCTCCAAATCGATCTCCGCAGCCACGAGGCAAAGCGCAATGTTCGCCGCGAGCGACACCAGGAGCGTGGCCAATAAGATGCGGCGATCCTTGTCAGCCAACGGAGCCTCCCACGGGCGAGCGCATGTACGGGCCGGGCGGCGCCGTCTCCGACGCCGGCACGCCCACCTCGCGGAATTCCGGATCCTCGCGCATCGCCTGGCGCTGCGCCTCTTCAGCCCGGGCGCCCTCCCGGAACTCGGGCTCCGTCTCGCCGGCAATCGCCACCTCATCGATGCGCGGTTGCTCTGGTACCGGGAGCGCAGCGTAGAAACGCTCACGAGCGGCATCCTCGGCGATGCCAGCCTCGTATAGACGGCGCGCATATTCGACCTGGTGCGCAGCTTCCGTCTGCGCCTGCTCGCGCGTCGCACGAGCTCGAGCGTAGCTTTCCGCATGCTTGCGGCGCGCGGTCTCGAACAAATCATCGGCGCAGGCCTCGATATAGGAGGCGGTCTGCTCCGCCAGGTGGATCGTCGCGGCCGCCGTCCGCTCGCCGATTTCGGAAAGACGCACAGGCCTGGGATGCGCCCGAGGCCTCGGCTGCGTCTCCCGCGCTACAGGAACGCCCCCCCCACCGCGTGTAAGCCGAGCGAGACGAGCCACCAGACTCTCCGCACGGTCGCGGCCGTTTTCATCTTCAGACATTCGAATCGTCTCCGGTTTGAGAGCGGAAGGCCCCGCTCGGGCTTAGAGAATGTGCCGCATGTCGATCGCGCGCTCGGTGAACGGAGTCGGGCGCTTGTGCTCCGTAAGCTCTCGCTCGAACACCAGGTTGGACTCGCCCTTGGCAACCTGCACCGCGGTGATGTAGGCGATGAATTTAACGCCGCCTTCCGTGACGCCCTCCCACACCCGCGCCGGCACTGAGCGCGGACCGCCAGGAGCCGGCACGGAATCGACGATGCGATCGGTACTGACGATGGTTGCCTTCAAGACACGCCTCCATTTTTCCAGCTTCGATAATCGCGCGCCATCGCGCGCAGGACGTCGAGGCGACGGTTTGCCTCCTCGAGCGTGAGCCGGCCGGCGCCGATCTGCTTTCGGAAGTGATGCTTGCACATCACGATCATGCGCTCGACCTCGGCGAGCTTGAGCGCATCGTAGTCGACATCGTCGTAGTCCCGAGCGATCGCGCGCAGAACCGAGGCGCGCTCGGGACGCGCCTCCGCCGCGAGTTGCAACTGCATCTCCGCGAGCTTCTCGGCCGCGCCGAACATGAGGCCGGTAGACTTTCCGAATTTCACCACTCAGGCCTTCCCGATGCGCATCGCCGGCGGAACCCACCCGGTCTTGGGGACGCGCCCGAGCGCGAACGCCTGCGCCTCGCCCGTCTTCATTTTGGCGACCTCGGCCGCTACCGAGGCGCCGAGTGCTTCGCGCACCGCCTCGACCACCAGCGCCTTCGGGATGCTCGAGAAGTAGTCCTTGGCATCGAAGTGCTTGAGCAGCGCAGTCTTCATCGCGGCCGCAGGAATCGCCTGCACCAGGACCCGGCCGCCGGGCATCTTCTCCTTCGCGGCAGGCGGCCGCAGCTGGTCCATGAAGTGGCCGGCATTGTGCTGCGACAAGTCGATCGAGCGAGCCATCCAGGTCGCCAGCAGGCGGAATCGCTCCGCCGGTTTCTTGCCGCGCGCGAGCGCAACGTATTTCGAAAAATCATTGTCGTAGCGGTCCTCGCCTTCGGCCTCCCCGAAGCTCGCCCGGGCTTCCGGGCGGAGCGCCAGCTGCAGCGGAGCCTCGGCGCACGCCAGAGCCCCGATCGTGAGGCACAGCAGATCATCCGCCCCGACGCTCGAGGCGAAGGCCTCGCGCACCGCGGCCGTGAGCTGATGAGACAGCCGAGACGCAAGCGCGTTCGACAGACCGCCGGTCTCCTCGAGCTTTTCCTCGCGCGCTTTGGCGGCCTTCTTTTTGGCCTTGGCATCCACCGGCGTGGGCTTCGCCTTAGCAATCTTCACCGCATCGCCGGGCTTCACGATGCCACGCTCGATCTCAAGCGCCCCGTTGTAGTTCAAACCGACCACGCACCCCATCGTGGCCATGGCATCCTTCGCATAGGCCGGCCGCTCAATCCGCTTCCAGGCGCGGATATCCTTCGGGGCATCGCGCTTCGTGACTGCCCATTTCCAACCGAGCCCCGTGAGGCGATCGCACTCCTCCGAGAGTTTGTTGTTGGCAAGATGCATGAGCGCCGGCAGATCGGACACGACCTCGCGGCCGCTCTCATCATCATCGTCATCGAACCGGCCGCCGCGGGAAAACAGGGTCTCGTTCAGATGATGCCCGGCCTTCTGGTAGGCATCCCGCCCCACGTATTTCAACAGCGCGCCGACGTCCGGAAGATCATCCCGATCGACGCTCAGCGTGCGCTTGATCTGCCAGGCATCGACATGTCGGCCGCACTTTTTCAGCGCGGCCGCCTGCGCTTTGAGATCGGACGTGAGCGCGAAGGCCTCGGCCGCCTCGGCGCTGATCTTACCCTCGCGCCAGGCGTCGCGAACCTCCGGAGCCAGCCGGCCCAGCGCAAGCGCCTGCCGGACCTGGGTGATCTTAAGGCCGTAGCGCGCCGCGATCGCGTCGACTGTCTCGCCGCCGTTCACAAGCGCGACATAGACCTCGAACCGATCAACGGGATGCAGGCCTTCGCGCTCGACGTTGGTGACCATGGAAAGCTCGAGCGCGCTTCCGTCGCCGGCGTCGACTAGGCACGGCACCTCGACCTTCGCGTGATCGGTCTTGTGCAGGAAGCGCAGCGCCTCGTAGCGTCGATTCCCATCGATGACGGAATAGCCGGCGTCCAGGCTCCGCCGCACCAGGAGTGGGACCAGCAATCCGTGAGCGCCGATCGAACGCGCCAGGCTGGCAACGTCGCTCTTGCGCTTGCGCGAGTTCAAGCCCTTGCCGCCCGACTTCAATTCGAGCAGCGGCAGCATCGTCACCGTCGCCTTTTTGAGTTCAGCAGTCGCCATCGTCAGTCTCCTCGGTTTACCGGCGCCAGGATGGCGCGAGCCTCGTCGTTGCAAAGTTCATCGAGCCCCATCATTGCCATGTGCCCCGGGCTCCAGCCAACCTCTTCGGCGCACGCGCTGCACACGCCGGTCGGACCGATCGGCGTCTGCGGAATGTCGAACAGCACCCAGCAGCACCCGCCTTCGCAGGCATGCGTCTCGGTGCAGCCGCAGCCGCGGCACACGCGTCCTCGACCGATCAGCATCAGACCGACCCCACGGTGTAATCATCGGCGATCGCCTGCATCACCGCGATTTCATGCTCGGCCTTTTCGGCCGTCATCGTTCCCGCCTGGACCTTGCGGCGAAATACGTTCTTGCGGAGCGCCACCTCGCGCAGAGCGGCCGCGCGCTTCTGCTCGGCCGTGAACACTTTCACTCCATCCATGACAAGCACCCTTCGGTTTCGCACTTGCCGTGCGTGTGACCGTTTGTAGCCGCGATCGTCAGATGCAGACGGCCCTGACAGGCCGGGCACTCGATGACGCCGGCGAAGCCCACATCCTTGTATTGATCCCGCAGCGGAGCGATCGCCACCATCGCAGAGAGAAGCTCGCGCGCTCGAGCGGCCGCCCACTCGTCGTGTGCGGCCACCTCCTCACGCGTCGGCACGCGCAGGTGCTTGCAGGAGACGGCGTCCGACCGCGCCGGCTCGTAATATTTGAGGAAGCACGGGAACCGCTGAAGCATCCCATACGTCCCGGCCACGCCGCCGAGTTGCTGGTAGTTCACGCCCGCCGCGCAAGTCTTGTGATCCTTGGCGCGATAGTGCACGCACCAATTCGCCGCGAAGCCAGGATCGCCCGCGCGTTGGCTCACGTGAGAGGCTCCCAGAAGACGATGACGCCGCGGAAACCGTACGCCTCGGCCGGATGGTGATCGAGCCAGAACAGGGTCATTTCGGCGAAGTTGGAGAATCCGTCGTTGCGCGCGAAGTAGTCGAGTTGATGATGAGCCGCAAACGGATGGCGCCCCTCGATGCGGACGTAGGGGCCGAGGTTCGGATCGCCGACTTTCATGAAGATCGGCAGGCAATCGACGCAACGCGCGACGCCGATCTGGAAGCACCCCTTCGTGCGCATCCCGTGGTAAAGCTGGACGAGTTCGCCGGCACGCGCGTGTCGCTTCTTGCCGATCGCGCGGATCGTCTGCCGCTTCGGCTCCTGCTCACGAAGGCCAGAGCCGACCTCGAAGCCCTCGGGAATGTCGCGCCCGAGGCCCAGGCAGATCGGCGCCACGAACCGGTGCTGGAAGGAATAGGCGACCATCAGACCGGACTCCTCGAGCGCGACGCCGCGCGGCGCTCCGCCAACTGCGTCTGCGCCGTGTACATGACGTCGGGATCCCACGGGCCCTTCGACTTGTTGACGATCCAGTCGAAGTAGCTGGTCGGCACTTCCGCGATCGGTTTCATCGCATGCTCGCCGAACGTGAGCCGAGGCAGCAGGATGGGCCCGGAAGACAGCGCCAGCCAATCCTCGATCGTGCACGCCGGGATTGCGAGGATGCGGCGCGCGATCGCGGCCGTAACCACCGCGTCCCCGAGGGCGCGATGCGGGGCGTAGAGTTCTGGAAGCTCATCCGGAGGCTGCAGCTTAAGCCCGAGCCAGTACCGCATAACCTGATTGCCGTGCGCCGGCGCATCCGGCCACGCTGTCACCGCGCCCTTGTACGTGCAGAGCATCGGCCGAGCGGACAGCGGCAACGCAGCTGGCACCAACGGCTCTGAAGGATCGAATGGCTTCGCCGATACGGGCACGTGCTCGTTGAGCTTCGCGCACTCGATCTCAAAGCGCGAGTTGTGGGCGCAGAACACGGGATCGCCATCGAGAATGTGCGGCAGGAGAGTGTGAAACTCAGGGCAGCCGAACACCATGTCATTCGTAATGTGATGGATGGCGCTCGCCTCGGGCGGGATGTCGCGCATCGGCTGGACAAGCGATTGCCATACGCGACCACGCCGCCACAGCAGCAGCGCGCTGCCATCGGTCCTGGTCCCGGCGAGCGCGGGCACCAGATCGACCGTCGCCACCTCGACGATTTGCGCGTTGTCCGGAGGAAACCCGCAGGTCTCGAAGTCGATGACACGGATGATCCTGGTCACTTGTGCCTCCTCGGCCTGCGCGACGTCGCCGCCTTGACCTCATCGACAGAGAGCAGCTTCACCTTTCCCGAGTTGATTTCGCGTAGCCGGCGGCGAGCGATTGCAGCATCGCGCCGGTTCTCTTCGACCTGTTGCTCCCGCATGCGGCGCAGATCGTCGTATTTGCTCATCACGGCACCCGCCATTCGCACCGCGGGCCGATGCCGCCGCCCTCGAACGCGCACTGGTCGACCACCTTCCTATCGGTCGAGCCGCACCGGATGCAGAGTCCTTTGATGCCGTCGAGCTTCGCGAGCGCGACCGCGGTGACGGCCGCCTGCTCTTCGGTGAACTTGACGCATTGCACCGCGGCAACGGGATGCACATGCCAATCCTTGCACGAGGCATGCCCGCACTGGCAGCGCTCAATTCGATACGTCATGGGCGAGTCTCCATCTGCGCGCGGCGCCGACCTTCTAGCTGATGACGAGCGCGCTCGATCCTGCCGGCGCGCAGAGCGAGCGCGATCCTGCCGCGCTCGGTGATGAGCCACCTGCCCGGCCACGGGCGCACGATCGCGCCGTGTTCCACAAGGGCATCAAGAGCGTATTTGACGCACGCACTGTTGCGGCCGCTCTCGTGGACGACTGCCCAAAACGTGTTGCAGCCCTCGGAGCACCGATCGAGCGCCGCCAAAACGTCGAGCGCATGCCGACGACCAGACTTCATGCAAAGCTCGGTGTTTTTACTGACCACGGCCGGCCGCAGCTTTCAGCTTGCGAAGTTCATCGGCGACCACGCGGTGCACGGCATCGGCCACCAGGTGCGACGTCTCCGGATCGATGGCCACGCTCGCATCGAACGTGCCGCCCGCATCGCAGTGATCGCCCACCGAGATCACCATCGCCCGATAGCCCTCGAGGTCCTGCGCCGCATAGTCGACCGGATCGCGCGCCGCCTTCAGGAGCGCCGGCAAGTCGCGCATGGCCTTCTCGAGCATCCAAATCCGGTCGATCTTCACGCGCTCACCTCCCGACGAACATGCCGATGACATCGTTACGGCCGATACAGTAGGCCAACGGCAGATTGCGAAAGGCTTGAGGCTTGTGCGGCCGCTCCACACCGGTCTCCACCGCGATATCGTTTTCGAGCGTCATGGCCATCAATTCGGCCAGGGCGCACGCGGCCTGCGCATTGACGTAGGCCGCCTGCTGTTCGGGGTTCATCCGGCGAGCCGAGCTTCGGCCCGAGCGCGCGCGCTCGTGCATTCCGTGAATTGCTCCTCCGAGAACCCGCCGGCGCTCTTGGCGCCGAGGCCTTTGCGGAGCGCCCGCTCGTCGGCCCACTTTTTCTGGATGGCGGCCGCCGACGCCGCCGTCGAGCAGAACGCCAGCCATTCTGCCACATACTCGGCAGGGTTGGTCGGCTCATCGTTCTCCGCCGGCGCCGCCGCAGCGGCCGCAGCAGGCTTCGCCGGCGTCGCCTCCTGCTGGGCGGCCGGCTTCGCCGATCGGGCGACCGCCGCCTCCGACACGACCGGACCGGCCTTGGCCGGAGCCGAATCCCCGGCCGACTGGGCAGCCGCAGGCGCCTGTGCGCTGGCGCCAGGACCGGGCGCCTTCCCCCCGGTCTCCAGCGGGAGCTCACCGGCGGCCTGTTTCCCGGTCACAGCGACCCCTTCCGTGCGGGCAGCCTCCGGCGCCTCGCCCAGGCCCGCGGTCGAATCGGGCTCCGCGCCCCTGGTTTCGACGCCGCCGGCCGGCACCGCGGGAGCCTCGCCCTCGCCGTCGCCGCCGAGCGGATTGTCCACCATGTCGAAACCCCGGCCCATCATGCGCCGCGGATCGAACATCTCCTCGGGCGTGACCGAGCCGTCGCGCAGCTGGGCGAACATGCCGCGCAGCGTCGGCATATGCTCGATGCCGATTTCCCCCTCGTCTTTCACGTTGAGGTACATGTAGATTTTTTTCGGATCGATGCCGAAGTTCGCCATCGCTTTGATCGCCTTCGACCGGCGCTCCGGCAGCGTCTTCTCCTCGCCGCGAACCATGAAAAGCGCCTTCTCATAGCTCGGGAACCAGAGCGCGCGCGGCACCGCGTTTAGGATCGCATTGCGCCGAGCGATCTGGGTGGCAGCCTTCGACGTGATGATGATCATGTCATCGGTGTAGATGCGGCCGCTCGAGCCGACGATCCGGCGCTGCTCGGTGGTCGAGAGACGGCGATTGGACTGCCAATCGATGAAGACGCCCTCACACACGACCACCTTCTCCTTGCGATCGGTGTAGACCCAGCGCCCATGGTCCCAGCAATTGCCCCAGGCCGAGGCGACGATGTTCGCAAAGCCGATCGAGGGCCCGACGATCGCCTTGCCGCCACGAGGGAGCGCATAGACGGAATTCTCCGCCGCGGCCTCGTTGTGCGTCGCCAGGCCTTCGATCTGCGCCTCCATCGTTTTGATGATGCGCGGGAACCGATGCGCGGTGGCGATGAGCCGGTCGAACTCGACCGCGGCCAGGTCGACCGCGAGCGTCGGCTCGGCCAGCGCCTTCTTCGGATCGAGAACAGAATTCCCGGCCTGATCAATGACCGGGCCGTCCATGTCGTCTCGGGGATCGCCCATTAGGATGCTTCCTTCGGTTTGGGTGGAACGGGACACGGCTGGCCGCGCAATGCGACCAGCAACTCGGTAACCTCAAACGTGAGCACTTTGCGCACAGCAGTTTCGTCGAAGCCAGGACTGTTCGCCGCGGTCCACAGCACCAGGGAATAGGCCTCGCAACGGGCGGTCAGGTCCTCGATGATCTTGAGCACGTTATCCGCCGCTATCTTCGCCCCATTCACCGCCGCGCGCGTCTGCTGCAGCTGCGCGCCGAGTGCGGCACGAGCGGTGGCCGATGCCTCCTGCGAGCGATCCAGGTCGCGCTCGAGGCTCTCGGCATATTTGACCAGAGCAGTGACATCGGTCGCGTCGCCGGAAAACTTCATAGCCGGATCCCTTTCACGGTCAGGTGCGTCAGCAGCATGAGCAGGATCGCAGACGCACGATCTCCGGCGAAGAACGCCATAAACGAAGCGACCACCGCGAGCATGCAGACAAAGAACGCGCGCTCGTCGATCTGGGCGGCCGGCACTTCAAAATCCCCGCTCGTCACAGTCATCGTCATCTGGGAAGTGATCGCCGAACTCCGCGACGTTAGCTTCGAACCGCTCGCTCTCGGATGCGGAGAGTTGAGCGCGTCGCTCCAGGCGTTTGATCCGCCAGGCCAGGACGAACCGATCGAGCCAAAGCGCCGCCCGCCAAATCGAGGCCCACGGCCAGGTCCCCCCAGCCACGGTCAACTCACACGCACGCTCGGCGAGAAGGCGATCGTACTGCTCGGTGCTCGGCCAGCAGGAGACGATCTCTATCTCGAACGCATCGCCGCCATCAGCGCCAGAGATCGGCGAATAGGTGGCGGGCGAACCGTAGCTCGACACCTCGTATTCGACGGTGACACGCGAACCGTCGTCGCGTGTGAAATCGCGGAAGAAGGAGCGAGCCATTTGCGATCAATCCCGCGCGTGCCAGGGCGGCAACTCTTCAAGCAAGAGCTCGGTCGGCTCTTCCTCGAGCAGCCACATCGACGTGCCGAAGCGCTCCATGTAATCGAGGTAGTTGTGGTCCGCGCGATCGAGCGTGGCCTGCGCCACCTCGAGCAGCGGGTTCGCCGGCGAGATCACCTTGGAGAACGTGAGCGGAGCGCCCTCGGCCTGCCAGAACACAAACTGCCACGCGCACGCCGTCGTCGACGCCAGGAGTTTGAGCACGTCCGGATCATGCGAGCCGTGCACGCAACCGTCCGCGACCAGCTTGGGAATGAGCGAGCAGCCGTTCATGTAATGCTTCGCCTGCACGTCATAGCGGTAGTTCGAAATCGCATCGGTGCAGGCCTTCGGAAACGGCTTGTCGTATTTGTTTACGAGGCTTTTGAGATCGCCCAGGCCGAGGTAGGAAACCTGGTTTCGCCGCGCCACCTTCATGCAATCCACGCGCGCCTTCTTCGGAATGCCATTCGCGCGATCGCGCCAGAAGATCGAAACCTCATTGACGCCGCCGACCAGCGCCTTCGCGAGCTTCGGATTTTTGGCGATCATCGCCGAGGCAATGGCGATGTTGTCGTAAGTCTCGGCCGGGAGCGCCACGAGGCCGCGCTCCTCCGCCTTCTTGTTCGCAGCCTTAGTCAGCGCGCCCTTCTCCGCCGCGGTCATATCCTCGGTGAGCTCGGCGCCGCGCATGTAGCGCTCGTCGAACACGGCCTCGCCGTAGAGCACGAGGGCGTGCACCGCGGATCCCCGAATCGTCGAGGGTGTTTCCTTGTCGGGCCGCCGCCGCGGGTTCATCCACGAGCCCCACCAGTAGTCGGACGGATTGAGCGCGAGCCGGCGCTCGTCGCTCGAGCCCAGCGCCGGATCGGCGTGGTACACGTCCTCGTCGAGATCAAAATAAATGCCGGGATCCCGGAGCTTAGGTCGGTCGACAGCAATCGCGTCCATCACTTGCCCCCGTCCGGTTGTGGCCACTCGTCCCGCAACTCGTGCTCGGCCTCGGCCTGGTCCACGACGATGCGCGTGAGCCGAGCGATCTTCTCGAGCGCGCGCAGATACGACCGCGCAAGAGCGCAGGCGTCACAGTCCGGATCGCCGGGCACCATCTGCGTTAAAGCATTCATCCTAAAGTCCAGCCATTGACCTGCAACCGCGGCGGCGCGCATGCGCTCATTCATCGCTGTCGCCGCCTCCCACTTTTCATGAACGGCGGGATCAAAGGGCGACCCAGACGGTCGCGCCGATGCTGGCGCGGGAGAGCCCTCGACCGCGACCGCGATGCGCTCGAGGCTGCGCAGAGCGCGAGCCAGCAAACCGCGACCGAGGATGATGGCCGCGCGTGCGGCGCTCCGATCGGCAAAGCGCATATTGTCTGCGATGCCATCCGTCAGCGCGTTGGCCAGAGCCTCGACCTCGCGCGTGATATCGTCCTCGGTGCTCATTCTGCAGCCACCGCGCCGCGCTGGCCGACATTGCTGCCATCTTCGATGCGGAACCCCGCGCCCTTCTCGCCCTCCTCGACCCGGCAGTACCAGATCTGGAAATCGCGCTCCTCGGCCAGCGACGCCAGGAGAGCGAGCGCCTTGCTGTCGAGCTCGGAACCCTCGTCGATGAGCATCACGCGCAGGTCGGGATTGAGCGTCATCCCGACATTGACCGACGCCACGATCTTCTCGGCCGTGCCGGCCACCTCGAACGGATGCCCATTGAGCAGCACGCCGTCGCTGGTGAGCGAAAGCCCGGCCGGGAGCTTCGCCATTTCGACCGCCTCCTGCGCATCGGCATCCAGCGCCTCGATCGCCTCGGTCAGCCGCTGCGATTCCTGCGCCTGCGCCTCGGCATCGGCCTCATGCCGCCGGCGCTCCTCGTGCAGATTGCGCACCCCGAGCACCCGCTCGGCCGAGCCAAGCGCGGCCGTGATCTCGGAAACATCAACCTCCGCCGGCGCCCGCGCCCCGACCTCGCCGGCGCTCTTCATCAGAGCGGCCGCGCTGATCTCAAGCGCGCTGGCACGGGCCCGCAGACGTTCAGCTTCGTCCAACTGCCTACCCGCCTCATCCACCATCCGCTGGCTCTCCGAGAGTTGCCGCTGGCGGGTGGCATTCGTTTGATTAGCCGAGTTCAGCTGCGCCATCAGAGCGGCCGTGTCGATCGGCGCGGGCACCGGGCCCGCCGGCAACTGGATGCCCAGCGCTCGCGTCTGGGACGCCTTCGCGAGCCGGTTCGCATCGGTGCGCTCCACAAACAGCCGAAGACGCTCGCGCGCCGCCTTGTCGAAGTCGAACCCGCGCACGAGCCCCTTGAGCACCGCCAGCTGGTCCGCAGGCTTGGACCGGGCGAACGCCAGGGGATCGAACGACAGATCGCCTAGCAGCCCATCGATGAGCTCCTGCGGCTTCCGGGTGACCCGCCCGCCGTCGACGTCGGTGATGACCAGGTCCGACGTCACGTCGTCGTGCTTGGTGCGCTTGAACGTCCGGACGATCGACAGCGCCCCCAGGTCGAGCTTGATCACCGCCTTCTCGGCGCCGAGCCGGATCGGCTCCGGAGGCGCCACCGCGCGACCGACCAGGGCGGTCCAGATCGAGCGCAGCACCGACGACTTGCCCTGCGAGTTGGCGCCGGTGATGGGCACCAAGTGACCATCGGGCCGGATTTCCACAGCCCGCAACCGCGCAAAATTCGATGCGCGCAACTCTATGATTTTCATCGGAAAGCCTCCCATTCGGTTCGCCGCGCAGGCGGCCGGGAGGCGGTGCTTTCAGGTAGCGCCGGGTATTAGAATACACCCGATGGCGCAAGCGGAGAGCGGAACGCAGCCTCGTCGGTCGGCAACGCGTCGACAGCCATAGGGCAAGAATTTCATGATGTCAAAATCGGCGCCGCAGACGACGCCCCGACCGCCCCGCGGAGCGACCAGGGGACACGCCAGGGGACAAGCAGGGGACATGTCACCCGAAGTGTCCCCTCAAAGTTACAACGCCGGGGACACGCCTGAACGAGCCTCGAAAATCCATGCGCGCAAGTATTTGAAAACAAAGGATGGTGACAAGGTGACACGCTCCAGGGGACAGGTTTTAGGACGCTGTCACCTCAGAAAATCTGCGTATAAAGAACGCGCGCGGCAGTTAGAACACAGATCCATCAAAGTGGGAAAATGCCGATAGAGCATTTTTCCACCACAGAGGGACTCGAGCCGAGAGAGCAGAGATCCCGCCGGCGCTGCGCTTCGCCGAAGGCGGCTCGCGCCGGCGTCTCGCCGACGGCAGGACTCGCAACGTCGTCACCCGGCTCGTTTGACAACGCGCGCGAACGGGCATACGCGTGGTCGCCGTGCCCGGGGTTCGGGCATCGCGGACACCTCCCGCCAGCCGCCGCCGAGAACTTCCTCCAACCCGGAGCCGACGCCGGGCCATGACAAACCGCGACGCGAAACCAAACGATCCGGAGTGGGTAGCCGAAGCCAAGGCGATGTGGGGCGAGGGCCGCACGGGCGGCGATATCGCTTTTGAGTTGACCGCCAAGTTCGCCATCACGATCACCCGAAACCAGGTCCTCGGCCTCCAGAACCGGCGCAAATGGCCGGGCGAGCACACGCACGGCTTCGGCCACATGAACGTCCGCGGCCGGCCGGCGACCAAGGGCCCGAACGCACCGCCGAAAAAGCCGCCGGCGACGCGCGGAAATTTCAATCCCACGATCCGGCCGAAGGGCGCCACCGAGGCGGCCAAGCCGCGCGAACCGACCACGGCCGAAGTCCACCGCTCGATGTCCATCGACCACGGCGCCAAGTCGCTCCTGGATCTCGCCTGGAACGAATGCCGCTGGCCGGTGACTGAGACCACGCCGTTCCTGCACTGCGCGCGCCCACGGCGCGATGATCCGAACGATTTTTATTGTCCGTTCCACCGCTTCGCGAGCGTCGCCGGGCTCGCCGCAGCGCATCATCGTTTTAAAATTCCACTCGGCACAACCCCAGGGAGCCCCACCGATGGCCAAGCGACCGCCGAAAACCGGAGCGAGCAAGTCACCCCGCAAACCGCGCACCAAGGCTGACGCGCCAGGCGCCGCCGGCCCGGGCGACAACGGCGGCGATCGCACCGCCGATCAGATGCAGGAAGGCTTCCTGCAGCACCGCACCGCGTGGATTTCCTGGCAGGGCAAGGTCGCCGCGGTCGAGGAAATCGGGCGCGATGTGAAGGCCGCGCTCAAGGCCGACGGCTACACGGTCAAGCAGATGCAGATCGCCGACCAGCTGGCCGGCAAGGCGAAGGCGGAGGCGAAAGTCGTCGCCGAAGTCAAGGATCGCCTCCAGGTCGCTCGTTGGATCGGCCACCCTATGGGCGCCCAGCTGGACCTGTTCGAACAGCCCGACCGCACACCGATCACCGACCGCGCGTTTGACGCCGGCAAGATCGCGAGCATGAACAACCAGCCGCGCAAGCCGCCGCACGCACCCGACACCGAGGCCTATCGATCCTGGATGGCCGGCTACAACAACCACCAGGAGACGCTCGCCGGCGGTTTCAAGGCGCCACCGTCGAGGACCGAGCATCAGGCCGCGGCCGGGCAGACCATGCCGGGCGACGTAGCACCCGCCACGCCGGAGCTCGGTGCCGACAAGCTCGGCCCCGCCGAGCAAACCAGCGGCACGCCGGTGAGCCGAAAGGACTTCGCTGCCACGCTCGCGGCGAACGCCGCCGCGGGCAATCAACTGAACAAGGATTTTGAGGCCGGCAAGGCCGCGGGCGAATGACGGACGTCGGGCACACCGAGACAGCGGCCCCCTCAACGTCGAGGCGGCCGCTGAAAAACCGACGCGACGGCACCACCGTCACGTTCCGCCACGACCACGGACAATCGACCGCAACCTACATCGTCACGTGGTCGGAATTCCCGGACAGCCAGCCGGCGGAGATTTTTCTCAACACGAGCGGCAAGCTCGGCAACGGAGCCGACATCGCCGTCTCGGACGCCGCGATCATGGCATCGATCGCGCTGCAGTACGGAGCGCCGGCGGAGGTGCTCCGGCAGGCCTGCAAGCGCGACAGCAAGGGAGCCCCGATGGGCGTGGTCGGCCACGCGCTCGACATCGCCTGCGGCGTCAAGCCGATCGAGTAAACGCGTTCCCGCGCCTCGGGGATTTCAGGGGCGGAGAAGTCCGATGATCAACCACCCGAACCGACGCCGGAAAACCGCAAAGCCGGCAGTGACGTCCAGCCGATCGAGAATCAAGAGCAGGCACGACCACGAGCACGATTACACCGCCCTGCTCGCCAGCGTGCAACAAGCGTTCTACGCCAACGCGCGGGCGCCCCACCTGTTTCTCACCGACGTGCTGAACTTGAACGACACCTATCTCGACGGCCTGCCGGCCGAGCGGCAGGTGCACAAGTGTCACGCCTGCAGGCGCTTCATCGAAACGTATGGCGGTCTCGTCAGGCTCGACGAGGACGGCTCCGCGATCTCGGTTATGTGGCAACCCGCCTGGGCGCCGGAGTTCTACCGGCCGAGCTTCCAGGCAATGTGCGACCGCGTGCAGAGGGCGCGCATCGTCTCGGTGTTCCACTCGGCGGCAACCACCTGGGGCATCCCGAAGACGATGCGGCCGCCGTCAGAAATCTGGTCGCACATTGCGGTCTATCCCGCCAAAGAGATGATCTACGCCGGCGCTTTGCTCACGCCGGATCAGGCCATGGCGGCGTCGAGGGAAAACTTCGGCACCGTCGCGCGCGCGCTTGCCGAGTTCACCGCGCCGATGCTGGACCAGGCCATCCGGTTATTCGAGGCCTATGCGCTCGACCGCAGCGAAAAGTTCGTCGGTCCGGTGAAGTGGCTCCGCGCGCTTCACGATCGGCACAAGGGACGATCGGGCGAGAACCAGCTGTGGCGCGCGATCGCCATGGCGCCCGAGGGCTACTGCCACCCGCGCGCTTCAGTCGTGGGACCGCTGCTCAACGACATCGCTCAAGGCACCCTGCCGTTCGAAACGATCAAGCGGCGCTTCGACGCGATGGTGCAGCCGCTGCGCTATCAGCGTCCGCAGGCGGCGCCGAGCGCCGCCAACATCGCCCAGGCGGAAAAGATCGTGGAGACGCTCGGTATCGCACCGTCGCTCGAGCGACGCTTCGCCCGGCTCGAGGAACTCCAGACCATCTGGCGCCCGGCGCCGGAGCGCGAGGACACCTCGGCCGCCGGCGGCGTCTTCGGACACATCAGGCCGAAAGGAAGCTCGCGCGACTTCGTGCGCGAAGTCGATCTCCCGCCCGTCGTCATGACCTGGGAAAAATTCGCCCGGACCATCCTGCCGAGCGCCGAGAAGATGTCGATCCAGGTGCCAGGCCGCGGCAATTTCATCGCGCTCACGACCGCGGTCCACCCGACGGCGCCGCCGATCCTCAAGTGGGACCACCAGGAGGAACGAAACCCGGTCGCATGGTACGTCTATCCGAACGGCAGCCCCGCCGCTCAGTGGTCGCTCATTCCGGGCAACTGGACGCCGATCACCGCGATCGCGCCCATGCCCAACATGTGGGGCTCGCGGCCGATGCCGTTTCTCGACGACGGCATTACGCTCGTGATCGAGGGCGCCGTCGACGGACGAACCGATACCGGCAACGCGCTCTTTCCCGAGTGCCTGCGCGCAGAGATGCACGGCGTGCGCGCGACCATCGAAGCCTACTCGAAGGCCGCACAGCTTGCCGGCCGAGAGACGGCGAGCGCATGCGGATACGATCTCCGCAAGGGCCGAGCGGCCACCTGCAGCCTGCGCGCGCTCGTCGCCGGCGCATGGTGCGAATATCGCATCGACAGGTGGGACTGATGATCATCGCCGCCTTCGATCTCGCGACGGCCACCGGAGTCTGCGACGGGCCCGTTGGCGGCAAGCCAAGGCTGTTCTCGTGGTACCTGGCCGACGGCGGAGACACGCGGCCGGCCAGGCTCCATTCGCTCCACGGTTTTCTCGATCGATACTTTGCGAAGTGCGAATGCGATGCCGTCGTGTACGAGGCGCCGATGCCGATCGGCATGCTCGTGCACAAGCCATCGGCCAAGAAGGGCCCGATCATGTCAGAGGCCAACGTTGCCTTCGCCCGCGGCGCGATCGGCGTGCTCGAGGAACGCTGCTTCGCCCACGGAAAGCAATGCGAGTCCGCGAGCGTGCAGGACGCGCGCTCGAGCGTGCTCGGCTGGCGCACCAACCGCGGCGAGACGGACGAGGCCACGAAAGCGCGAGTCGTCCGCGAGGTAACCAAGATCCACCGCGTGCCCGCGGAGAGCGACAACGAGGCCGATAGCTGGGTGATCTGGCAATACGCGTGCAACCTGCAGAACCCAAGGCTAGCGGTGATGCAGACGCCGCTTTTTCGGGGCACGGCATGAGGGCGTCGACAGTCAAGACCGCAGACCGAGGATGAATCCATGGTGCTGGTAGATCATCGTAAGCTGTTCATGGCATGGCATTGGCCAATTTTAGTATTGGTCGTTCGTCGATATGAAACTTTGACGGCGGTTGGCATTGGGCCACTCGAAATCGTGTGGCCTAAGTCCGGCTATTGGTTGCGCCGCGCTTCTGGGGATACACCGTGATGCGCACGATTGCTGAGATTGATCGAGACATCAACCGCCTGCGGAAAGCGAAGGCTCTCCCGGCCCGTTATGACGAGGAGTGCGCCTTATTCCGCGAGCGGGGACTGACCCAACTTGAGCGCGACCAGAAGGCCGAGCAACTGGCAGTGCGCAGGGCGTCCCGACCTTTGAAAAAGCGGAAATGTCCCTCTTGTGGCTCGGCAATCTACGAAGCAGCGGTCTCCGCCACGCAGGGGACCAACAAGCCATGAGCGACCGATACATGACGCTGCTTGGTGCCGAGCAGGTGCAGAACGCCGCCGGCAGAATGTCCGACGCTGCTGATCGGATGCAGCGCGCCGCCTCGTCCATTGACGAGTCGCTGGCTCGACACGAGCGCTTCCTCGACGATTGGCTGCAACGATTTGAAGTGGCCGTTGCCGCCACGCAGGGGGACAAAGCGTGACCGAGGCCCAAATCATTGTCCTGCGCCATATCGCTGAACCGCGTGTCGACATGCTTACGGGCCGCATCAATCAAATCGACATTAGGAAGATCAGCGAACCATATCGGCAGCGCGCAATCGACCTTGGGATGATGGAGCCGCCGCTAGTCGAGATCGACGGCGATTTTCTATCCATCACCGACGCCGGCCGCGCGGCCCTTGCCGCCACAAAGGGGACGCCACCGCAATGAATGACGAGCCTACCGCTGCCGCAGCCGACGCCGGCAAGCCAAAAGCACCGCTCAAGGTGGGACTGTGGGAAATGGTCCACTACGCCGAAACCGAAGCCGAGAGGATGACCACATGGGAAAGAGTTTTGCATTCCGAGGGCCAGGACATGGATCCCTCGATGATGCGCAGGCGCCTGGTGTTCCAACGAATGGCGAAGACACTCGACCTGCTGATGCAACACGAGTTGGAGTTCTTGAAGATCGTCACGGCAGCCAGGCACAACGCAAGCTACCAGCGCGAGCGCGGCGCCGAGGCCCGGGATCGGCGATCGACCGAGCCCTTGTCCGAGCTATCTATGAGCGAGAGCACCGCATAAGGCCGCACGGTGCCGTCCAGCGCACGATGGACGAACTCCACGCGCGCAACATCGCCTGCGTCTATGGCACGGTGCGCCGGCTGGTCACCGGCGAGCAGGATGGACGTAGGGGCCGCAAGACCACCGCACGGTTTAAATCGCATCCGATCGATGAGAACATCGCGCGCCTCCCCAAGCTCAGCAACGCCGCCGTCGCCACCGGACACACGCTCTACCCGAACACGATCGTGCGCGACCTCGAGGGAGCGCGCCTGCTTAAGAGCGGATTTAACTCACGCAAGATCGGCGCGCGCATCCTCAAGGGACACTGGCGCGGCATGCCGGTCCACACGCTCACGCTCGAGGAACGCGCGACATGCCCGACGTCGTGCCGTCACTGGCGATCGTGCACTGGCAACCACATGCAGTGGGCACAGCGCTTCGCGCACGGAACCGAATTCGAGCTCGCGCTGGTGAGCGAAGTCGTCGACATCGCCCGGGCCAATCCCAGGGGCTTTGTGGTTCGGCTCCACCAGCTGGGCGATTTCTACAGCGTCCGGTACGTGAACATCTGGCGCGCGATGATCGAGACGCTGCCGCCGCTGCGCGTGTTTGGTTACACGGCAAGATGGGACGACGATATCGGCCGCGCCCTGCAGGCGCTCGTCGCCCAGCATTGGGACCGCTTCGCGCTCCGGTTTTCCAACGCACCACTCGGGCACCTGCCGACCACGGTCACGATCGAGCATCCGATCCAGCTGCCGGCCGATGCCTTCATTTGCCCAGAGCAAACCGAGCGCACCGAAAGCTGCAGCACATGCGGCGCGTGTTGGTCGACCACGAAGCGCGTCGCCTTTCTCCAGCATTGAGGCGCGTCGCCCATGGCCGGCAAACCCTGGACGGAAGAACGTCGCGCGGAGCACAGCCGCCGCATGCGCCGGCGCTGGAAGGGCGGCGAGTTTGCCAACCGCAAGTCGCCTACCATTGCCGACGCCGAGCGCGAGCGCCGCAGCGGCCGAATGAGGGCGCTCAATGTCCGCATGTTGCTCGACGAAAAGCTAAAGGCCCGGAACATCCGATCTGTCACCAAGTCTCGCCGGCGTCCGGACGCCCGCGCGATCGCCAGCGCGGTTATGACCGACCGCATGCAGCGCCCGGACATGAAGGCCAGCGCCGCCGCGCACTGCCGCCGACCAGGCGCGAGCGAGCGCACCAAAAAAGGATGGCGCACCCGGCACCGGCGAGCGGCAAAGGCAACGACATGCTCCGAGGCGTGACCAAGCGGGAGAACGCGATCGCGCTCGCGATCGAGGCCGCGCTCCCGTTCAGCACATCCGCGCAGACCGGATGGCGCGAAGTCACGCCAGAGCGCAAGGCGATGTGCGTCGCGGCCGCACGCGCAGCGATCGCCGCCACCCCGCAACAGGACAACCCGGCAGTGGTCGCGCGCCGCAAATCGGCAAAGGAGGCCGCAGACTTCTATGCCACGCCGCCATGGGGCACGCGCGCGCTCGTGCATCACGTCCTGCCGCGCCTCGATATCGATCTCGCCGGCGAGACGATCGAGGAACCCTGCTGCGGCGAAGGGCACATGGCCGGCGTGCTCGAGGAATTCACGGGCTGCCCGGTGAGAGCGAGCGACATCCTCGACTATGGCTACGGCACGTCCGGCATCGATTATCTGCATCCGCTCGCGCCGCTCGGCGAGCCGCCGGATTGGACGATCACAAACCCGCCGTTCACGACCGCGCTCGAGATTGCGCTTCGCGCCGTGACCCGCTCCCAGGTCGGCGCCGCGCTCCTGCTGCGCACGCAATGGGTAGAGGGCGAGGAACGCTACAACAAACTTTTCCGCCACCGCCCACCGACACTCATCGCGCATTTCGTCGAGCGCCTGCCGATGGTCGCGGGACGATGGGATCCCGACGCCAAGACCGCTACGTCCTACTCGTGGTTCGTTTGGGAGCGCGGCCGACCACCGCTGCCGCCGTTCTGGATACCGCCGGGATGCAGGACCCGGCTCGAGCGCGCTGACGATCGCCGGCGCTGGGGACGCACGGCCGAGGCCGGGCCCGGTCAGCTGCCGCTGCTCGACCAGGCGGAAGCCTGATGCCGGGCTTTCCCAAACAATTCATTGAGGACGTCAAGACGGCGAACCCGATCCTGACGGCGATCTCCCGCCGCCACAAGATGCGCAAAAAGAGCGGCAGCGAATACCAGGCGATCGACGATCCCTCGCTGACCTGCAACGCCCGAACAAATCTCTGGTACGACTTCGGCCGCGGCCACGAGGGCGGCGACGTCATCACCTGGGAGATGGCGGCGACCGGCTGCACGTTCGACGAGGCGGTGCGCAGCCTGGCTAAGGACGCAGGCCTGCCGCTCCCGCGCGATCAGCGATCCGCGAACGGCCACGCGGCGCCCAGGAGCCGCGAGGAACCGCCGCCGCCGGACCCATCCGACTACGGCGCCGAACCAGCACGGCGCGCGCAGGCAGCATCGTGGGGCGAGCCGGTCGCGATCTATCCGTATCGCGACGCCGACGGCGCCGAGATTTACCAGGTGGCGCGCTTCGAATGGGCCGACGAAGGTCGGCCGCGCAAGGCCGCGACGCCGCGGCGCGAGTTGACCGACGAACCCGGCGTCTACGCCTGGGGCATGAAGGAAGGCACGTATCTCCGCGGCAAGAACGGCGATTTTTACTATGGCAAGGACTGGAAGAACGCCGAGCCCCGCGTGTTCGAGGCCACCGCTCCGATCCTTTACCGCCTGCCCGAGTTGCTCGAGGAAGTCGCCCAGGACGCGGCCGACCAACAGGTGATCTTCGTGCCCGAGGGCGAGAAGGATGCCGACACGCTCGCCGCCATGGGCTTCGTCGCGACCACCAGCATGGGCGGCACGAACGGCTGGCAGAACCACTTCGCAGACTATTTTGGCAACGCCGACGTCGTCATCCCCATGGATAACGACGCGCCAGGCCGCAAATTCGCGCACGAGAAGGCGCACGCAATCAAAAAATTTGCCCGCCGCGTACGCCTGCTCGATTTGACCGAGCACTGGCATGCCTGCCCGGACAAAGGCGACATCACCGATTGGCGCAACGCCGGCGGCACGACCGAGCAACTGCTTGTCATCCTCGACAAACTCACCGATTGGGCGGCCGAGCCCCCGATCTCCCAATTTCACGCGGTGCGCTTCATCGACCTCGAGCGCGAGGCGCCCGAGCTCGAGTGGCTCATCAAGGGCGTGCTCACCCGCGGAGAAGTCTCGATCTGGTACGGCCAGTGGGGATCGGGCAAGAGCTTCCTGATGACCGACGCGGCCTTCGCGATCGCGCTCGGCAAACACTGGATGGGCCAGCGCACCAGGCCCGGGCTCGTGATCTACCAGGCCGGCGAAGGCGGCCTCGGGCTGCGCCAGCGCATGCGCGCGTATCGCAAGCACAACCACATTTCCCCGACCGACAATGTGCCCTTCGTTATGCTGCCGTGCCGCGTTGATATTTTTACCGGCGACGCCGACGTCGGCAAACTGATCGCCGAGATCAAGGCCTGGAAGCAATTCTACGATATCCCGCTCGAGCTCGTGGTGATCGACACGCTCAACGCCGCCACCCCAGGCGCCGACGAAAACTCCGGCAAGGACATCGGGCCCGTGCTCAACCGCTGCCGGCGGATCAGCGTCGAGACTGGCGCGCACGTCGCGCTCGTCGACCACACCCCCAAGGACGGCGGCAGCCCCCGAGGATGGTCCGGCAAGATGGGCAACGTCGACAACGCCATCTGTGTCATCCGCCACGAAGGCCGCACCGAGCGGGAGCAGGTCGGCGACCATTACGTCAATCGCGACATCCGCGAGTTGATCGTGACTAAGCAGAAGGACGCGCCGGACCGTCTCTCGCGCACCTTCGTGCTCAAGCAAGTCGTGCTCGGCATCGACCAGGACGGCGACGAGCTCACATCGTGCATCGTGGCGCCCACGACCACCGCGGCGGCCGCGATCGCCGGCGGAGGCGGCATCAGGCAGGTGCCGTTCAACTACCTCCAGCTGAACCCAGCCAACGAAGATGTCTTCCGCAGCCTGGTGAAGGCGCTCAACCGACACGGACGATCAGCACCAGGCGGGATCGAGGCGCCAGCCGGCGCCCAATGCGTCACGGTTGGCGAATGGCAGGACCAGCTGATCGAACTCCAGATGGGCCACGAGGAAATAACCGACGCGCTGCGCGGCCGGATCAAGGCGCGCATCTACCGCGCCAGCCGAGGCTGGGCCGGTGATGGTCCAGGCAGGGTTAACCTAATCGGAAAGCACCGGGAGTGGGTATGGCGCACTACCCGCAAGGTTTTCATGGTCGACGAAGATCCGCCCAAGCCGAAAGCAGACCCAACGCCGCTGCTTGCCGCCGGCGAGCGCCCCCAGGACATCGAGGACATAATCATGGACCGCGAGCCCTACCGGTGACATAAAAGTCACACCGATCTCATTGAGTTTTCAAAGGCGATAGGCGCGTCACTATTTCGTTGCCTTCCGACCACGCCCCCGGCAATGTCGGTCCCGCGGGCACAAGAGCCCGTTTCGACAAGCCGGAGCGCAATCATGAGCTTCTACACCCACGCCGACTTTTGGCGCGACCCCGTGACCGGGGACGTCTGGCACGCGCTCAAGCGCATCGGGCCCGCCGGCGTCACGGATCTCTCGATGGGACTGGCGAACGGCCGCGATGGCGAGAAGACGCTTGCCTGGGCGCGGACTCAGCAGCTGGTGATTGCGGACAGGCGGGAGATGGTCCGATGAACTATATGGCCACCGTCATCGCCCTGGTCGAACCCGGCAGGTACGCGATCGTCGAGGCGCGCAAATGCGCCTCGGTGCGCGAGGCCTACGAGAGCGGCCGCAGCATGGCACGCCGAGCCCTCGCGGTACCGGCCTACGCGAACCGCGCCCGCACGATCGCCCTGTTCGACATCCACCGACTCGACCCCACCGCGCGCCAACGAGTGCTCCAGCGCAACGCGCGCTGGATCGGCACCTTCAGCGTCGCGCCCAGGAGCACACCATGATCCGCGCCATCTACCTCAAGGCCCGCTTCGCGCACGGCTTCATCGTCGGCCTGCGCGAGCACGCGGTCCGGGTGTTCGTTTGGGCCGGCCTGCTCATGATGCTGGCGATGGCGCTCGGGCTCGAGCCCTGGCGCACGCTCGTCGTGGTGATCGCCGGCAACATCCTGGCCAATCTCATCTACCCGAACCAGGACGAGCTGCACCGCAGGCGAAGCAAGGAAGCCGCGTAATGTCCCTCGCCCGGATCACCATCAGGAGCGCGCTCCAGCTGGCACGCCAGCGCGTCACGATCGAGCGCAACGGCAGAACCGCCGTGGTCAATTATTTCGGCGACGATCGCCGCCAGCGGCGGTCGACCAGAATGTCGAGGGCCCAGGCGAGAGCTCTGCTCTCCGAGCGGCGCGCATCCGAGGCGCTCATCGCGCTCGGCGCCGAAGCCCAGGAAGCACTCACGGCCGCTCGAGCCCGACGCCCGAGACAGGCCTGGGAAGACGTCGTGTCAGAGCACATGGAAAAGCGCGCGCTGACGCGGCGAGACTGAACCACCAGCGACAAACCCAAACGAGCAGGAGTTTCCGATGCCGACATTCAAGGACATAGCGCTCGAGGCCGCGGCCGTCGCCGCCGCTTCGGGCTTCGCTTACATGATCATGACCTGGGCCCCGTACATCCGGCCGCTCGTCATGCTCGCCGCCGGCGAGCCGGCACAATGAACCCGCACCAGATCAAGGCCGCGCTCACCGAGGAAATGCGCATCGCAGTCTCGTGCAACCCGCTCCTGCGTGGGCTGGTCGACAAGGGCTGTAGCATCGACGTGAGCCAACCGCGCACCGGCACGCTGCAGGTGCGTATCACGGCGCCCAAGGGCGAGATCAGGCGCACCTTCGAAATCACGGTGCGAGAGACGAAACCCAAACGGGCCACCGCCGCGAGGCAAACCTTCCCGCGATCGCACAAGTTGATCGAGGAAACGATCGCCCAGGTACTCCTCTGCGATGACATCACAGATCTCAACCCGGGAGGCGTGCGATGAGGCACAGACGTCATTTCCAAAAGGCCGGCTTCTCGCCGATGAAGCATTCCGCGCTCGTCGCCGCCAACCGCCGCAACCCGCGCAACCAGCCGTGCCCAACCTGCGGCGAACCCAACCGGCTGAGTGAGGCCGATCGCCGCCGCGGCTACCAATGCGACGAATGCGCAGACCGGGAGGAAGCGTGATGCGCAGGGCATCCAAGGCCGCTCCGCAGGAGTTCACGGTGCCAATCCGGATCACCGGCACGGCCACCATCACGGCCTCGAGCGCACGCGACGCGCACGAGCGCGCGCACCGCCTGCTCGGCGGCAGGTGCTTCACCAAGGACGTCCACCTCGAGGCCGACCTCACGACGGTGCGGATGTCGCCGACGTTCGTGATCTACGGGCCCGAGGGCATCAACGAAATCCGGAGGAAGCCATGACCGACAAGCCATGGGAGCCCACCGAAAAGATGCACTACCCGGGCGACTCACCACATCGTGAGCCTCGCCAGGCGCCACGAGCGCGCCGATCGGCTCCCGACGCCCGCCGGCGCATTCGAGCATCACACCCGCAAGCGCCTGCATTTCCGCCGATCGCATTGGCGCCACTACGTCAGCCACAAAACCAAGATCCCGTGGACGCTCGTGGGCGACCCGAACCTCGGGTTTGTCGAAAAGGAGTACCGGCTGTGATCCTGGTCCTACTCGAGAGCCCGTACCGCGGCGCCACGGACGCGGAGACGGCGGAAAACGTCGCATATGCCCGCGCCTGCATGCGCGACTGCTTCGACCGCTGGGAATACCCGTTCGCTTCGCATCTGCTCTACACCCAGCCCGGCATCCTCAACGACGCGATCGATTCGGAGCGCAACCTCGGTATTCTCGCCGGGCTCGCCTGGGGCAACCACGCCACCAAGACCGTCGTCTACCAGGACCGCGGAATCTCGCGTGGCATGAAGCAAGGGATCGAGGCAGCGCGGGACGCGGGACGGGCAATCGATTATCGATGGCTCGATGGCCGGAGCGCATGACCACGCGATGTTTGACACCAGCCCTCGGCTTGGCGTATGCACCGCCCTGCAGCCCCGGTTGAAGCGTCGGAAACTCCTCCTGGGGCGATGTTGGTCCAAACGAGTGTGGCGGTCTCTTGTCATCGGAGGCCTTCCGTTCGAACCGGGCTCTTCGGTTTGTCGTAGAGGCTGCGCCCTGCTCCCCACGAGCGGGGCGCAGCTGCGTTTGACGCCCGACATCGAACGTGATTAACATTGCCGCCATTCCTCCCATGCAGAGACGCCTGATGCCTGATGCGGCGGCCGGAGACGCGAAACTCCGGCCGCCGCTGCGGCCCTGGCCCGCCGACCAGGTCGAGCGCTGGCCGCTCGATCGCATCAAGCCATACCCACAGAACGCCATGAAGCACGACCCCGACCAGATCGAGCAGCTGGCGGCATCGATGGAGCGCTTCGGCGTCACCACCCCGGTGCTGGTGGATGAGGAAGGCGTGCTCATCTACGGCCACGGCCGGCGCCTCGCGGCGCTCAAGCTCGTCGACCAGGGCCAGCGCGCCTTTGCCGAGTTACCCGTGGCGATCGCGCGCGGATGGCCGGAGAGCGACAAGGCGGCCTACCGCCTCGCAGACAACCAACTCGGCCGCATCTCCCAATGGGACATGCCGATGCTCAAGGCCGAGGCACGTCGGCTCAGCCTCGCCGGCTTCGACATGCCGCTGCTCGGCTTCCCCAACATGCCGCAGCTGCTCGCCACGCCGGCGACCGGCGATCCGAACCAGGTCCCGGTGCCACCGCGCGCGGCGACCGCCCGGCGCGGCGACGTCTGGATCCTCGGCGAGCACCGCCTGATCTGCGGCGACGCCACCCTCGAGGCCACCTGGAACGCGCTCATGCAGCGCGAGCGCGCGGCGATGGTGTTCACCGATCCGCCCTACGGCGTGAGCTACGAGAACGCCGCCGGCGAGACGATCGAGGGCGACGACAAGCGCCGCGATGACCTCTTCCGGATGCTGGTGGCGAGCTTCACCCGCATGGCCGCCATGACCGTCCCCGATGCCGGCTGGTACATCTGGCACGCCAGCGCCACCCGCAACGACTTCTCCGAGGCGATGACCGCCGCCGGCCTGGTCGAGCGTCAGTACCTGATCTGGGCCAAGCCCAGCATCGTACCAGGCCACGCCGACTACCGCTGGGCGCACGAGCCGTGCTTTTACGCCTCGAGGCCGGAGCACAAACCGGCGTTTCACGGCGAACCCAACGAGTCGACGGTCTGGCGGGTGGAGCTCGCAACTGCCAACGACACCGCGGCCGTCATTGGGCCAGGCATCGTCGTGCTCGACGGCGAGGGCAACGCGCTCTACGTCCACAGCAAGACGCCCAAGGGCAAGACCGTGCGCCAGGTCCGGCTCACCGGCAAGCGACCGACGGTCTACCTCGCCGGCGCCGAGGGCTCGAGCACGGTGTGGGAAGTCGCCCGCGACCAGGACTACGTGCATCCGACGCAGAAGCCCGTCGAGCTCGCCAGGCGCGCGATCGCGAACTCGAGCCGACCAGGCGAGATCGTGATCGACGGCTTCGCCGGCTCCGGAACCACGATCATCGGCGCCGAGATGACCGGGCGCCGGGCTTTCGGCGTGGAACTCGACCCGGCCTATTGCGACGCGGCCATCCAGAGGTGGCAAACGTTCTCCGGGAATGCCGCCGTCCTGGCCGGCGGCCGCCACACCCATGCGGAGATCGCCAGAGGGCGGGCCGAGGCAGCGGACGCCCTCGTTTAACGCACCAGCGGCCGCCCCAAAAGGAAAAGGGCCCAGCCGAAGCCGAGCCCTCTCCCCATCCACGCCCCGAGCTTAGAGCAATTCGCCGTCGCCCCGCCAGCCCGCCGGCAGGAGCTGCTCGTCCACCCGGGCCTCGAGCGCCATCTGCACGTTCATCCGCCCATGGATCCGGCGCAGGACCTCGCGCAGGTACGGCTCGAGCAGACGCTCGGGCAGGTGCTGCAAGTTGAACAGGCACTCGCGGAGATCCCGCACGGTAACCGGCCGGCCGAGCCGCCGGCACAGGCAGGGATGACAGAGCACGTCATCATCGCCGCCGAGACGCTCCCACAGGTCCTCGATCAGCATGGGCCCGAGCGGACGCGCGCCACCGCAATCGGTGCAGCGATGCCAGGGACCGCGCCGGCGGATGCTCTGTTGATGCGAGAGCCATGTCGGCCGCACCGGGTAGTACCGCGCGCGCCGAGCACCGGCCTCAAGATGCTGATTGTCTCTCATCGGCAGATGTCGTGCCGCGCGGCCTTCACCGAGGCGTCGACGATGCGGCGCACGATCCCGCGAACCTCGGTCTCGTTGTCGGCGATCCACGGCAAGCCAGCCTGCTCCCACACGGTGCGGAAGTAATGAACCAGCGTATCCTGGGCAGACGAAGCGTCATCGCTCATGAACGTTCTCCGATGTTGCCCGGCACCAGCGGCACCGGAGTGCACAGATCCAGGTACAGATTGCCCGCGCGCTCACAGAGCGGCGCCGGCACGCGCGCAGCCAGGACGTCGAACTCGTCGCCGCGATTGTCGCACAGCAGCGACACGAGCCGCTCGACCACCAGCGTCTCGTAGCCCTCGGCGCCCGGCCCCTCGGCGACCGCGCGCGCCACCAGCGCGCCCGCGGCCGCATCCGCACGCGCCCATTCCCGCTCGCGCCGCTGCTGGGTCTCCAGCCATACCAGGGCGGAGCGGACCTTCTGAACGGCCGCCGGGCTCGAGGACGCGCTCGAGCGCTCGACATGGCTGACCATGGATTGAGCGCTGCGCGGAGTAAAACCGGCGACACACCCCAGGTGAAACTGCGAAACGCCGAGCTTGAGCCGGCGCGTACGAAGTCGATGGTCCCGCATGGCTGCAGCCTCCCCACGAACGAAGCGGAGGCGGCCGAAGCCGCCCCCGATCGCCACCAGGATCAGGACCCGAAGTACTGAGTGGGCGAGCCCTTGACCTTCTCCTTCCGGAGCCGGAGCCCAGCCGCCTTCGCCATGGCCGGCACCGACACCGACGGCCAACCCGTCGCCTCGAGGATGTCGGCCGTGGTGCAGCCGCCCGAGCGCTTGAGCAGACCGGCGACGATCGCCGTCTTGCTCTTCCCGTCGGCCGGCTTCTTCGCCCCACCGCCGCGCTTCTTGGCTGAGCCACCGCCCGAGCCCGAGCCGCCGGCACCGGCGCCACCGCCCGAGCGCTTCGCGCCCTTGCCACCGCCGCGCTTCGCCTTCGCCGCGGCGACCAGATCGGACACCACGGTGCTATCGCCCTCGCGCTTGATGCGGGCCTCTTCCGCACGAGCCGCAGCCAGAGCAGCCACACGACCAGCCTGCTCCGGAGTGAGCGCGCGGCGATTGTGGGGCTGCAGGTAGACCGGGATGCCCGGGGCGAGATCCGTCATGCCGGAGCAATCAATCCCATCGATCAGCGTGCCCGCGGCGAGCGGCGTGCCGTCGCCCAGAAGCTCGAACGGGTAGATCCCATCGAAGTCGGCCTCGTCGAACACGTTGACGACGCCACTCGCCGACACGATCGTGGCCGCCAACCCCTGCGGAGGCCGGAACTGATCGAGACGATCCACCCGGACGATCTCGCCCGCCTTGAATTCGCGTTGCTCTTCGCCGCCATCGTCGGTGCCGACGCCACCGCAGCCGTCGACCAGCACGCGAACATGGTCACCGGCCTTGATGAAATCGCGGACCTCGCGAGGCGTCATGCCGGCATCCAAGGCCGGCTCAGCCGGCACCGGCACGCCCGCCGCCGTCGCCCATGCGTCCACTTCGGCCGCGACCGACGCCTCGGTCTCCGGAGCCGGCACGCCGGCATCGCTGCCAGCCAAGCCGTCGATCCAGCGCGTGGCGAGATCGAGCGACGTCGTCTTGTGCACGACGCGGGACCGGCAGGCATTGTAGACGCGGACCACGCCGACGCCGTCATCGCCCAGGCGAGACGTGATCGGACGGCCCTTGTATTCGAAGCTATGCGGCTTCGGAGCGGCCGCGGTGCTATTCATGAGAGACATGGCAAAATTCCTTCGGTTTGTGGTTTGTCAGACGGGACGATCCCGCCCCACCGCGGCGCCACCAGGACGCCGCGGAAGGCCAGGGACGGCCGTCAGTCGGCGGCGACTTCTTCGATCACCGCCTTTTTGTAGACGGAGGCCTTCATGAACCGCTGCGCGCGATCGAGCGCGGCCTGCGCCAACTCGCGAGTTTCGAATTTCTGCGCGCGCTCCATCGAGAACGCCCACACGGTGCCGCGCAGAGGCACCTTCAGGCCATTGTGGACGACGGTGACGATGAACTTGGACATGGCAGGCTCCAATCGGTTTGTCGGACCGGCATCTGCCGGCCCGCACACGTAGCCATAGCGTCGTTCGTTTGTGTAGCGAATTCTCATGCGCGCACCGCTTTGTTTTAACGTGAGAAAAGGCTGTCTCCGATGCGCCACACCTCGAAGCCGCCGGCCGCCTCGACCAGGGCGACGATCGCCGCCTTGGCCTCGGCCAGGAGCGCGAACTTGCGCTCCACCAGCATGCCGCCCGGGCCCGCGAGGTAGTACGGCCGGAGCGCGGTCGGATGGCCGCAGCACCGGACCCACACGCCCGTGGGAGCGCCGCCGACCAGCATCTCGTGGTGGGCCCGCGTGATGCCAGGGACGCGCCGCCAAGAGACGGCGCGATCGGCGCCGCCCTGGAGGCCAAGCTGCAGCTGCGCGCTCACAACGGCACCTCGAGGTTGCCCTCGTGCATGCACAGGCGCCCGCCATCGGCGAACTCCACGATGTGCCAGCCGAGCCATTGGTCCTGAGGCCCATGCACGCGGTCGCGCCACCGCACGATCGTGACCTCCTCGGGAGCGACGCCAGGAAAGCCGGCAAAAGCCGGCAATCCCTTGGTCCAGAGCCGCGCGCCCGGCTTCACAGGTTCCTCCCCATCATCTGCCCGACCGCATCGCGCTCGGGATCGGTCGCGCCATTGAACAGATTGACCGCCGGAGCCGACGGCTCGACCGGCGCCTCGACCTCGCCCCACGGCAGCCCGTAGCGCGAAGCGCAAATCCTGCCATACCCGACGAACGTCGAGCGCTCATCGGAGAGCGCGATGCGGCAGAAGCAGCACCGGCCATGCAGGCGCCCATCCTCGCCCGCGATCTTGGCGGGATCGGCAGCGAAGGCCTGCAGCCGATCGAGTAGCGCAGGCATGTACGCGCGCCCCGAGCGCGACACCTCGAACGTCCCGTCGAGATGAATCCGGCCCAACCAATCGCGCCGGCCCGTCGCCTCGTCGCGCTCGGAGTCGACCACCGTGAGCGAGCCCGGAACCCGGGCCTGCGCGCCGGCGACGTTGACACGGATGGCAAGCTCAGCCTCATCGGCCATACGCACCACCAGCGAGATCGCCGGGAACTTCAGGTGCTGGCGAGCCTTGCCGAACAGCGCCAGGATGCCGGATAGATCACCGACCGCGGTACGAGCAGCTGCAGGCGCCGCCGGCGACGTCGGAGGCTTCGGCTTGCACCGACCACTGTCGGCACAGAGCACCGTCCAGGCACCGTCGCGCTTCTCGACGAACCCGGCACGGGCAGCGACCGGCTCTGCACAGATGCGGCAGGTACCGGCGAATTTGTTGGGGAACAGCATCTCGGAAACTCCTTGGTTTGTCAGGAAGGTACGCGCACGGAAATCAGAGCGGGGCGACCGGGCCCTCGACGATCCGGTAGAGGCGGCCGTCGAGCGTATCGCCCTCGGAGATCGAGCCCGACATCTCGGCGTTCGCACCGAAGCGAGCGTAGAAGCACACGTAGAGCTCGCCCGAGACGTTGTCGCCCTTGCCGAAGATGCGGGTGACCGGCTCCGCCGGCGAGAACCGCACGCCGTCGATGCTACGGGCGACGAGAGAGCCGATCGCGATCGCGTCGACCTGGGAGCGGGTGAAAGCAGGCATCGGAACCTCCATCGGTTTGTCGACCAGCACCGAGCGGCGCCGGCAACGACCACGTAGCCATACCCAGCAGAGTTATTCAAATACGATTTTCATGCGCGTACCGATTTGTTCGCAAAGGCAAAAGCGCCGTCTCCCAGGCGCAACACTTAAACCCAACACGACCCAAAGCCGCCCGCCAGATAGCGCCATTTGCCCGCCATCTGTCGGCCAAGTGGCGCCGTTTCACATGAAACACCGGAACCCGCCGCCGAGCGCCTGGCGTTGACACCCGGGCCGGACGGACTATGAGTTGAGCGACCGACGCCGGCACCGGCGAATCCCCGGAGCCAGAAACAACCGAAGCGAGTCCCGACCATGGAATACCCCGAGGCGGATTGCATCGCCGACAGCCGGCAGAGCGAAGTTGAAAAGTGGAAGTATTACCGGGCGGTGCACGCTCGCTTCGACGTCCGGGCTTACCTTTCGGGCCCCGAGCATAAGCGCGTGTTCGAGGCCGCGTACGGCGGCCGCGAGACAGCCAACCTGCAATCGTTCAAATGCACGCACATGGGCTGCGAGGCCGAATACTGGTGGGACGCGGGCGCTCTCCCCGCCGCATGCCCCATATGCCGGCGCCTCACGCTCTGGATCGCGACCCTGCGGGCGCCACCCGGCGTTGACCCGGACGCGATCGCTGAGGCGGTCGGCGCCTTCAAGCTTTAGGAGAGCGACCACCATGGACAACATCCGCAGCTACCTGCCCCGCAGCGAGGCCAGGAAGCTCGTCGATTGCCTCGACCAGGTCGGAGCAGCCAAGGAAGTGCTCGCGCACACCGTGACCCCGCGGGACCAGGCGCAGCCGGGCCCGCTACCGGAGTGCGAACCCGCCGCGCCGCCAGGCCTATGCGGGAGCCCGGATTTCGAGGATGCGCTCAGCTATCTCCGGGCCGGCATCCCCGTCATGGTGGGCATCGACTTCGCGAGCGCGGACCAGGAGCACCAGGCGCGGCCGGACAGCGGCCGCCGGCGAGGATGGGGAAAGCCGAAATGATGACGCATGCACAGCACTCGATCGTTGTCGTTTCAGCGCTCGCGCTGTTCGCCCTCTCCGGCTTCGTCGCCGCCTATACGATGGTGTTTATCGAGCCGCGCCCCCGCTGCGAGATCGACGATAGTGTCCGCACGTTCACCATGCCCGACGGCGTGACGTTCGCCACGAGCGCGGCCGTGAAGATCAACGAGTTTGATCCCGGTCCCGCTCCGCTCCCGAAGGGATGTCGCGGCATCGAGATCAGGGACGACGCCAAGTGACCAAAGACCTCATCGAGATCGTTCATTACGACAAGATCAGCCGCACGCCGGCGGCGGTGCTTGCCACCAGAGGATGGCTCGAGGACGTCGAGCGCGGCCTCGGCGAGGACACGATCAATGTCGCGTGGGACCAGCAGGCCTTCGTGGGCTTCGCAGGTGCGGCAGGCGGCGGAGAGCGCACGGCCGTGGGCGTCATCACCTGGGCGCACATCGAGTGGCGACGCGAACTCTTCGTGCACCAATCCTACGTCCTGCCGCCATGGCGCCGGCGCGGCATCTACACGGCCCTCTGGGGCACCGTCGTCGAGAAGGCCCGGGAACTCAAGGTGGCCAAGATTTGCTCGATCACGCACGTCGACAACACGGCCATGCGCGCGGCCGCCCAGGTCCTGGGCCGGCGCGAGGAAGGCATCGTGCTGGTGTTCGACCTCGAGGGCATAACCGCCGCGCCCGCCGGCGCCGAAGGGGGACCACGGCAATGACCGGGCGCGACCAGATCAACCTCGAGCGTCTCCACGAGGCCACCGACGCGCAACTGGCCGAGGCCCACCTCGAGGCCACGCGCCAGGCGCACGGCGCCCCCAAGGAACCCGACGGCGGATCGATGACCTGGGCCCGGCGATCGCGCGAGGCCTTCCGCCTCGAGGCTGAGATCGTCCGGAGGGACCGAACTGCAGGAGCGAACCATGACGAGGGAGCGCCCCCCATGCCGGTGAACCGTCCCTGGCGGATCGACGAGGACAACCTGCAGCGGATCGTCATCGTCGACGATCGCGGCCAAACCGTCCACCACGTCAATTACGAGGACCTGCCGAGAAGCACCGCCGACGCCATGTTCGCCCAGGAGCGCGCGAACTGCCGCGCCATGGTCGGCGCCGTGAACGCCGTCGCCGAATGCAGCAAATGCGGCGAGTGGGTGGACGGCACTCCCTGCGACGCCGACTGCCCGCATAACTCGGCCGCGGAGCAATACCGCCTCGCGATGGAGAAGGTCACGCCGAACCTGCTCAAAGACAACACGATGTGCCGGCGCGTCATCGCGGATGGCCGCGCACCCGATCCGGTGACCGGGCTGCCGCTCGAGACAGACACGGAGTTTCGAGCCCGCATCATGAGAGCCGGAGAATGACCCTGGCCCACACCATCACGGAGAAAGCCGCATGACGCCGCTCGAGCGCAGGCTCCTCGTCACTCTCGCGCACAGCGTCGCGACCTTGCTGCTGGAGAGCGGCAAGGACAAGAATGCCCAAGCCATCCTCGACGCGGCTGACCAGGCGACCGCAACCGAGGCCGACCAGGCGTGGCGGGCCGACATCCGGCGGGCCGACATCACAGAGCGCTACGCTGCCTACCTCGACGGCCGGGCCGTAACTTTTCGCAAGGTGCTGTCGGAACTCGAGGCGATCGCCACGCCCGAGCAGCCGGTACCGCAGAGGCTGCGCGAGCAGATCGACGCCCTCATCACCGGGAACAACTCGATGGCACGCGCATTGCGCGACGGCGATGTACCGCACTTCGACCCGGAGGCCGCCGAGCTGCTCCTCCGCAGCATAACGAGCCAGGGCGCCTGAAATGCCAACGCCCGCCCCCACCACGTTCGCCGAAGGCATCTTCAAGCCCGGCGACCCGCGCGCGGTCGAGGCCTCCAAGCAGGGCAACGCCAAGCGCTGGAAGGGCGGCCCCAATGGCATGGAGCTTTGCAAGCAGAACGAGATCCTGCAGAAGATGGTCGACGTCGGCCTGATGCTCTACGGCATCCTCGCGCATCGACAGCAGACGCAATCGCCCGAGGTGTTCGCCGCCGACGAGAAGAACATCAAGCTCGCCGTCTCGACCATGGACAGCCTCGACAAGGTCGCCCAGTACGGCTACCAAAAGCTCAACCGCCTCGACCACGTGGGCGACGCGCCGCAGACCACGATCGAAAATCGCTTCGTGTTCCAACTCAAGCTCGGCACCACCGAGCAGCCAGGACGGCCCGTGAATGGAAATGCCGCTCACAACGGCGGAGATCATGCGGGCGACGCAAGAGGCGCCGCCGGCGAATCGGGCAACGGACACGTCACGATCGACGCCATCGCCGGACGAGAGCCCGACCCCACATCGTCCTGAAACGCTCGTCCACAGCACGATCGTCGAATTCGTCCGACCCTGGCTCTACCGCAAGCAACTCGACGCCATCTACGATCCCGCCAGGCTCTCGCTCATCGAAGCGAGCACCAAGGCCGGCAAGACCGTCGGCTGCATCATCTGGCTTATCGAGAAGGCGCTCTTCGGCGGCGGCGGCGGCAGGAATTACTGGTGGGTGGCGCCCGTCGGAGCCCAGGCGGAGATCGCCTTCACTCGCATGCTGGCCTACCTGCCGGAGGGCACGTACACCGCCCACAAGGGCAAGCACACCATCGTGCTCATGAACGGCGCGATCATCTGGTTCAAGGGCGCGGACCGCCCGGATAGCCTCTACGGCGACGACGTCCACGCGGCCGTGATCGACGAGGCGAGCCGCCTCAAGGAAGGCGCCTGGCACGCGGTGCGTACCACAGTCAGCGCCACCGAAGGGCCGATGCGCATCATCGGCAACGTCAAGGGCCGAAAGAACTGGTTCTACCAGCTGGCACGCCGAGCCCAGCAGGTACGTGCGCGCAATCCCGGCGACCTCGAGCTCGGATACCACAAGATCACCGCGCCCGACGCCGTCGCCGCGGGCGTGCTCAAGCAGCGCGAGATCGACAGCGTGCGAGGCACGATCCCAGAGCACGCGTTTCGCGAACTCTACATGGCGGAGCCGAGCGACGACGGCGGAAATCCCTTCGGCATTCAGCACATTGCCAAGTGCACCGTGCCGAATCTGAGCACCGCGGCCGTCGCGGTCTGGGGATGGGACCTCGGCAAGCGCCAGGATTACACCGTGGGCATCGGCCTCGATGTTGTCGGCTACACCGCGAAGTTTGAGCGCTTCCAGCGCATCCCGTGGCCGACCATCCTCGACAACATCGTGCGCATGACGGCGAGCAGGCCGGCGCTGGTCGATTCGACCGGCCTCGGCGATCCCATCGTCGACTTCCTGCAGGCCAAGCCCGGCACCAAGTTCGAGGGCTATCATTTCAACCCGGCGAGCAAGCAGAAACTGATGGAGGGCCTCGCCGTGGCCATCCAATCGAACAGCATCACGTTCCCGCCAGGCGAGATCGTGAGCGAACTCGAGGCGTTCGAATACGAGCACACCAGGACCGGAGTGCGCTACAGTGCCCCCGAGGGCATGCACGACGATTGCGTTTGTGCCCTCGCGCTCGCGGTGATGCACATGACCCACGCGCCCAAGCCGCTCGTCATCACCAACTCGATCCTTGCGCGATCGATGCGGCGCCACTAGCGTCGACGCCCACCGCCCGCCGCCCAGGAGGTGACCGCCATGGATCTCAAGGACCTTGCCGCACCACTCAGTGCCGCCGAGCTCGATACAATGCGGCGACTTTTCATCGGCGGCCCCACCAGCGATGCCGACATGCAGAGCAAAGAGGGCTGCGAGAGTCTCGTAGCGCGCGGGCTCGCCGAGCACGATCGCGGCCATGCCTGGCTCACCCGCGAAGGCGTGCACGCCTCCTTCGAATTCGAATTCCATCGGATCAAGGCCGCGCTCCAATTCGCTCGCCGAGGGTCCTGACCATGCCCCGCACCCGCGCCCCCAACACCCCGCGCCAGGCGCTCGAGGCGAAGCCGGCACCAAGCAGGCGCTCAAAGCCGATCGCCGCCGAAGATGAGGCGCCCAAACCCCGCAAACTCGTGACCGACACGCACGTCTCGCGCTCCGCCAGGAGGCCGACGCCGCTCGTCAATCCGTACACGCTGCCCGCCTTCCCGCCGGGCGTGAAGCCCGAGAAGGAAACGGGCATGGCGATGGACGATGCGTTTGCCGGCGAGGGAACTTCGCTCACCTGGGCGTTCGCCCAGGTCAGCACGAGCATGTGGTCCGAAGGCTTGCAGTTTCTCGGCTACGCCTACCTGGCCCAGCTGGCGCAGCGTCCGGAGTACCGCGTCTTTAGCGAAACCAACGCGACCGAGATGACGCGAAAGTGGATCCGCATCCAGGGCAAGACCGCACCCAACGACAAGAAAAACAAAAAGCAGGACCAGGACGACGATGAGCGCGGCGACGATGATCCCGCCACCGATGCCGCGCCCGATGCACCGAAGGGCCCCAAGGGCGGCGAGGACAAGACCGATAAGATCGCCGAGCTCACCGATTACATGGACCGCCTCAAGGTCAAGGACCGGTTCCGTGAGTGCGCGGAAAAGGACGGCTACTTCGGCCGCATGCACCTCTACATCGACGTCAACGGCAGCTACGAGAGACCGGCTGAGTTGAAAATCCCGATCGGCGACGGCCGCGACGATCTCAGCAAAGCGAAGATCACCAAGGGCACCACAATCGAGCTTCGCACCGTCGAGCCACAGTGGTGCTACCCGACGAATTACAACGCGACCAACCCGCTCGCGAAGGATTGGTACAAGCCCGAATTCTGGTATTGCATGGCGCGCGAAATCCACGTCTCGCGCATGCTTCCGTTCGTCGGCCGCGAGGTGCCCGATCTGCTCAAGCCGGCCTACGGCTTCGGCGGCCTATCGATGTCGCAGATGGCCAAGCCCTACGTCGACAACTGGCTGCGCACGCGCCAGAGCGTCTCCGACATGATCAAGGCCTTCTCGGTGATGGTCCTCGGCACCAATCTCGGCACGTCGCTGCAGGCCGACGGCGATCAGTTGTTTAAGCGCCTCGCGCTCTTCAGCAACCTCCGAGACAACAACGGAACCATGGTGCTCGACAAGGACACCGAGGAATTCAGCAACGTATCGGCGCCGCTCGGTGGGCTCCACGAGTTGCAGGCGCAGTCGCAGGAGCACATGTGCACGGTGAGCCGCATCCCGACCGTCAAGCTGCTCGGCATCCAACCGCAGGGCCTCAATGCTGACAGCGAGGGCGTAACGCGGACCTATTACGACACCATCGCCGCCTACCAAGAGCGCTTCTTCGGCGACCACCTCCGAACGGTGTTTTACATGGCGCAGCGCTGCCTCTGGGGCGAAGTCGATCCCGACCTTACGTTTGTGTTCCTGCCGCTGTTTTCGCTCACCGAAAAAGAGCAGAGCGAGAAGCGCAAGGGCGATGCCGAGACCGCGCAGGTTCTGATCGACACCGGAGTCATCCGGCCGGAGGAAGAACGCCGGCGCGTCGCGGCCGACCCGGAATCGCTTTACCCGGGCCTCGACCCAGAAGACGCCCCCGATCTAATCGAGGAAGAAATGGGCGGCCTGGTGCCCAAGGGCGGAGGCGGCGGAGGCCTCGCCGGCGCCGAAGTCAAAAGCGGTGATGATCCCGACGCCGGCGACGGCAGGCGGGAGGTGGCCGAAGACAGCATCGTCCCTTTTGGCCACCGAGGCGGCAGGATCGTCGAACTCGCCGGTGATGTCTGGTTGAACCTCGACGCCTGGGAGGAATCGAAGCACCCGCGCGACGATGACGGCAAGTTCGGCGAAGGCGGCGGCGGCGCATCACCAGGCGGAGCAACTGCAGGCGCCGGCGAGCCCGTGCGCGAAAAGCGCGAAGTCGATTCGTTTAAATCCAAGAAGGAACTCATCGGCTACCTGCTCGAGCACGGCGTGACCGCAAAGCAGGTGCTCGAGGCCACCGGCTGGCCGAGCGTATCGATGCCCCAGGCGGCCAAGGCCGCGCGCATGAACCTGCGCAAGGTCAAGGAAGGCGCCACCAGCGTCTACTACGGCACGCCGATGTCGGAGGCCGAGATCGCCGCGATCACGCCGGCGGTCCGCAAGAACATCCGGAGCGGCAAGGGCCCGGCCGCGCGCAGCAGCGACTCGTGGTCTCTCGTCGAGCACCTCGCCGCCACCGGAGGGATCAGCGATAAGGATCCGCTCGTGAACGATCTGCGCCAGATCATCGGAAAGAAAAACCTATTCGTTCCGGGCTTCGGCATGTTGATCCGGCCGAAGGGCAACAAGCTAGACCAGGCGCGCGAATCCTCGGTCGAGGCCGGCTACATCAGCGATGCCGGTTTCCGCGGCGAGGGCTTGGCCACAAGCACCGTCAACACCCTGCTCGAGTCGATCGACACCGAGATGCGCGGCCAAAAGCAATACAAGGTCGGCTACGAACCACCGGCCGACACATCGAGGCAGTTGGACGATATCGAACGTTCGCTAGACACCGAACTCGAACAGGCAGACATTCCGGCTGGCTCGGTCACCGGCAAGCTGCGCGAGCGCATCATTGAGATGATGCACATGGAACAGGTCGGCGACCCGCTCGAGGCCTACGAGCGCGCGGTGATGGAGCAGACCGAGGCAGGAGTTTCCGATGATGAAGGATACGAACGCATCCCCGACGACATCGAGGGCTGGGACGCGCTACCTGATGACGAGCGCGCAGCACCGTGAGCAGGCCGAGCTCCTGCGCAAGAGCGGCAAGCCCGGCGCAGAGGAACTCGCCAAGCACCATGATGCGATCGCCAACGCCATGGACAAGCGCGCCACCGCGGCCGCCGGCGGTGTCGGGGATACGGGCGGACGTAATGAACTTGCGGGACCGAAATCTTAAAGATCGACCCGGATATCGGTGGGAATATCGCACCGGATGCGATTGCCCGACGTGTCCATGGCGCGGCTCGTGTGTCGGTCACACGTCGCCGCACTGGATCGAAGTCCCGCTTCCCGCCATGGACGGGAAAGCACGCGACGCTGAACACCAACCCGGGAGCGCCACGCCATGACCACCGCCGAGACTGACGCGCTGACTGCCGAGTTGCAGTATCGATCCGCGAACCGCTTCGCCCAGGACGCCGGCGGCGACCTCGCAGACGCCAAGCGGCGCCTTGCCGAGGCCCAGGCGACGATGCGGACTTACAGCACGATGTCGCCGGCATACCAGGCAGCGGTCGACCTCGCCCGCCACATCAAGGAGGAAATCTACGGGCTCGAAAAGAACGCCTACAAGGTCGGAGGGCGAGACAGCTTCAGCCCGGCCATGGACGAAGTGGTGCGGCAATTCAGCGGCGACGCCGAGCCCAAGGACCAGGAGGGATCGCGCTACAATGCCGAGGCGGTTCAGAAGGCGATCGAAAGCTCGAACCGCGCCGGCCGCAGAATCGGAGGGCAGGAGGCGAAGCTCATCCACAGTCTGCTCAAAGGCCGGGACCAGGCGATGGCGACCGATCCGCCGGTGAGCGAAGCCCAGCGCCGCGCGATGCAGGCGGCCGCCCATGGCAACAGCGACCTCGGCATCCCGGAAAAGGTCGGGAAGGAATTCGTCGGCAAGGACGCGTCGCGCGCCACCATCACGATCGTGGGAGGCCGCTGGTTCTACATGGCAGACGGCGTGCGCTACGGCCCGTATGGCGACGCCACCGCCGCGGCCGAGGCCGGTCGAGCAGCCGGATATGCCACCGATCAGGCGCAGGACGCCGACACGAGCGCAATCCAGATCAAGCGCGACGGCCGCGACCCGGCCGACATCGCCCGCGCTTACGGCGTCTCGATCGAGGAAGTCTACCGCATCAAGAACGCGCCGCTCGGACAGTCCGGCGGCGTGGGCTCCCCCTCGTTCCAGGCGGCCAAGAAAGCGGCCTGGCGCACGGCCAACGAATGACCTCGAAAGCCGACAAATTCACCGACGAGGAATTTGTCCGTCTCTGGCACGGGCCCGAGCGCGCCGTGGCGATCGCCGAGACGCTCGACATGAGCGAGAGCGAGCTCTACGGGCACTGGCGGCGCCTGCGCACCACCGGCAAGATCCCAACGAGCGGTCACCGGCCCAACGTTGAGCGCGACGGCGGCGCGAGCCTCAAGCGCGATCGAGATGCGCTCCGGCCCTCGGACTACGATCCGCAGAGCGAGGATGGCGAGAACCGCGAAAGGCTCGTCGGCCACCGCGACCGCCTGCTCGAGCGCCTCCTCGCGGCCCATGGGCCCGATTACAAGCCGGCGACGGTGGCAGAGGCGCCCCGGCTCAAACGGAGAAACGCCTGATGGAAATCGAATGCGTGCGCGTCGAGATAGCGAAGCTCGAACTGCAGCCCGGCGACACCCTCATCTTCAAGGTGCCAGCGCACGCCTATGCCAGCGCGGTCGAGAACATCGCGCGCATGGTCGAACCGATACTGCCTGAAGGGACGCGCTTGCTCGTGATCGACGACGCCACCGAACTGTCCGTCATCAAGACCGGCGTGGAACCAGGCGGCGAGCGCGGATGAGCACCAAGCAATCCCGAAAAACGGCGAAGCGCAAGCAGCGCCAGGCCGAGGCCTTCGCCGCCTTCAAGCGCGCGCACCCGGTCACGGCGCCCGATCCGCGCATGCAGCTGCGCCATCTCGATCAGCGCTCCAAACGCATGATCGTGGAAACCGCGCCTCGTAACGAAATCTTCGCCAAGCGGCGAATGACCCCGCTGACCTCGGTCGCGTTTAAGCTCACCGGTCGCCTCGTCGAGGGCCTCGAGCGCTGTACGTGCGATTGCACTGCGCCGACGACATGCCGGTGCCCGCAATGGCGCTGACCGCGGAGGAACGCAAAGACCGGGCGCAGCGCCGGCGCGCGACCAAGCAGGCGATATCGAAACAGCACCAGCTGCAGGTTTTCGCCGCCGAGGTTGAGCACCCGCTCACGCGCCTCGTGGCGCATGCGCTCTGTCGGTGCATCTACCCGGCGAACGGCTGCGCGTGCGAGAAGCGCCCAGACCTCCCGGACTGCTCGAGCATGAGCCTCGCGGCGCTCCAGGCAATCCGGCTCGTGCGGCAATCAAGGTGGTAGCGCGACTATCCTGCCTCGTGCCATTCTGCAGCCACACCCGCGGCCGCAGGAAGCACGACAAGGCCGATCCGAACCCAGAGCACGAATGGCTATGTGGCGAACACTGGCGAGGCGTGCGATGGCCCACCAGGTGGGCCTACAACCGAGCCCGGCGCGTGCGCAAGCGGACGCCGTTCGACAGCCCGCACCTCGCCCGCCGGCAGCTGCGCGTGTGGCACCTGTGGGACCGCTGCAAGGCCGAGGCGATCGAGGCCGCAGCCGGGATCTGAGCGCCGGCCTCCTCGAGGCCGAGTTGATGCGCGAACTCACCCTCATCGCTCTCGCGCTTACCCGCGTCCAGCGCGAAAAGAAGAAGCTCGAGCGACGGCTCGCCAAGGTGCGCGCATGCCGCCGGTAATTGGCATCGAGCACGGCCGCCGGCGCCGGCGTGGGCCAGGCTTCAAGCCCCGCGTCATGCGCCCGCTTCACCCGAACGCCGGGATCGAGGCCGACTATCGCGAGTGCCTGGTCAAGCTCGTCGACCGCATGCACCGCTCGTTCAACCGATGGCTCAAGGCCGCATACCGCGCCAACGAGCCCGCGATCCTGGCCGTCGACGAGGAACCCACCGATCGGCTGACCGCGGCCGAGATCGAGCGGCTACGGCGCCTATACGACGGCGGCGACCCGCGTCTGCCAGGCGTCCAAGAACCGGTCTATTCGCTCGAGCGCAAGGGCCTGATCCGCACCAAGCCGCAGCCCCAAGGTCACCAGGCCACGATCGAGTGGATACTGACCGAGGCCGGCGAGGCGGTCGCGGCATCGTTCGCCACGCCGGCGAGCAAGCTGGGGCCCGTGGTCGCCAGGCTTGCCCAGCAATGGCAGAAGCGATTTGACGACGCGGCACCGAAGCTCGCGGAATACTTCGCCAAGAAGGTCAACGAACGCTCGGCCGCCAACCTCAAGGCCATCCTCAAGCAAGGCGGGTTCAGCGTCCCGATGACGATGACGCCGGTGATGCGCGACGTGCTCGACGCGACGATCGCCCAGAACATCGCCCTCATCAAATCCATCCCGGCGCAGTACCACACCGAAGTGCAGGGCCTCGTCATGCGCTCGGTCCAGACCGGCCGCGACCTCGGCACGCTCGCCGGCGAGCTCGAGAAGCGCTACGGCGTGACAAAGCGGCGAGCGGCGCTGATTGCGCGCGACCAGAACAACAAGGCCACCTCGGCCATGACCCACGCCAGGCAGACCAGCCTGGGCATCACAACCAACGTCTGGATGCATAGCCGCGCCGGCAAGGAACCGCGTCCGACCCACGTCGCGATGAACGGCAAGACCTACGAAATTTCAAAGGGTATGTACGACCCGGCCGAAAGGCGCTACATCTTGCCCGGCGAACTCATCAACTGCCGGTGCACGAGCCGCCCGGTGATCCCAGGCTTCGAATGATCGCGACATGACATTTTCGCTTAAGGGACCGGCGCTTGCCACCGCGATCGTTGCCGCGATCTCCATCTCGACCGCGGCCGCCCAGGCGCCGCCGGCAGGGCCCCCACCGCCGACGGCGCCCCAGGCCTACGTACCGTTCACGGTGAGCGAAGCCGACTATATGGCGCTGCGCCAATATCTCGAGCAGCAACCGCACATGTTCTCCCGCAAGGTCATCGATTGGCTCGACGGCGCAGAAGGCCGGGCGATCGCAGCGGCAGCGGCCGCAGCAAAGGCCAAGACCGACGCAGACGAGGCTGCCAAGCCCGCGGAGTCGGTACCGCTGCCGGCACCGAAACCGAAGGAGTGAACACCGTGAACATCAGCCTCGTGCTGCTCGTTTTCGCGTTCGTCTTCGCCTGCATCGCATCCTTCGTACCCGGCCCGATCTACGGCCGTTGGCATTTCGGGTGGCTCGCGCTGGCGTTCTTCCTCGCCGCCCAACTGGCCGGCGGCATCGGCCGACTCGGGCTCCATGCGCTGCTCGTTGTAGCGCTCGCCTATGCGCTCCTGATGCCGGCGCCGGCGCGCGCGGCCGAGCTGGCGCCACTCACGGTACAGGAGCAGACGAGCCTCGCCGCGGAACTCAAGCGCGTCCCACCGGCGGCCACGAAGGGCGACCTCGAGCTTGTCATTGGCGCGGCCGAGGACTGAGCGGCAAATGACCGGCGCTGGCGGCATCGCGTTCCTCGCACCAGGCGGCCTCGCGCTCTTCGTCAAGCGCGGCGCCGGCGGCGATCATCAGGGCGAGTGGTGCTTCCCCGGCGGCGGCACCGAGGGCGACGAAACGCACGATGCAGCTGCGCGCCGCGAGGCGCTCGAGGAAACCGGCCACGACACCGCCGGAGCGGACCTCCAGGAGATCGCCGGCACGCCGATCGGCGAGGGCGGCGCCGGCGGCATGTACCGCACGTACCGCTTTCCGCTCGATGCGCCATTCCTGCCGACGCTCAACGACGAAAACACCGGCCACGCCTGGGCCAAGCTGTCGGACCCGCCGCAGCCGCTCCACCCCGGGACCGCGAGCGCGGTCGAGTTTCTCAAGGCGCTCGAGCCGATCGCCGCGGACCACGGCCTGGCGTTCGATCGGGCGCCGGATGGCATCCAACTGGACGCCAAATTGGCTGCAGCCCGCGCTGGCCTGGCGCTCGACTACGCGAGCGTGCGGACCGAGAGCGTCGACGGCCACCTCCATGTTTCGAACACGCACATTTCGAAGGCCAACATCTGCCCGTACCTCGGGCGCGAGATCCCAAATTATAAAGAATTGGGCCTCGAGGCGGAGAAGGTCTACAAGCTTTTCCGGGATCCGGCGGAGTTGGCGAAGGCCGCATCGACCTTCAACAACAAGCCGCTGCTATCGAAACACGTCCCGGTCAGCGCCGATGACCACCCCGCAGAACTCGTAATCGGCTCCACCGGCTCGACCGCGGCGTTCAACGCGCCGTACCTCGACAACGGTCTCGTGGTCTGGCGTCGCGACGCGATCGACGACATCGAGAGCGAGGAAAAGAAGGAACTCTCGAGCGCGTACCGCTACCGCGCCGACATGACCCCAGGAGAGTACGAGGGCGAGAGCTACGACGGCGTGATGCGCGACATGATCGGCAATCACGTTGCGCTCGTGAAACAAGGCAGGGCCGGCTCCGATGTGGTGGTCGGCGACGAACAACCAAAGGAGTTGGACATGAGCAAAAAGACCGTGACCACCGTGAAGGCTCTGCTCGCGTACGGCGCGCTGATTCCGTTCCTCAAGCCCAAGATGGCGCAGGACGCCAAGCTCGACACCAAGCCGATCCTTGCCAGCCTCGCCGGCGTTACGGTCAAGAACTTCAAAGCGCAGCGCCCAGCGATCATCGCGGCCGTCAACGCGGCCACCAAGGGCAAGCTCGCCCAGGACGCCTCGATCGACGGGCTCGCGCAACTGCTCGACATGGTCGAGGCGCACGAGGAAGACGTTCTTCCGGAGAACGGGATCGTCGAGCCCCTCCCGGTTCGCCCAGTCGATGACGCCGACCTTCCCGGCTTCCTCAAAGGCAAGCTCTCCGAGGACGATTACACCAAGGCCTGCGACATGTTCAGCAAGGCCAGCAAGGTTGGCGCGGCCGACGAGGACGACAAGGACGACGATGAAGACGATAAGAAGGACGAGGGAAACAAGGGCGAGGATGAGGACAAGCCCACCGTGACCAAAGAGGCCATGGACGCCGCGATCAAGAAGGCCACCCGGATTGCGCAGGACGCCGCCATCAAGAACTCCCGCGACATCCGCGAGGCCGAGCGCTTCGTGGCGCCGTGGGTGGGCGAGCTCGAGATCGCGTGCGACAGCGCCGAGCAGGTCTATCGCACCGCGCTCGACGGCCTCAAGATCGACCACGAGGGCATCAAGGAAGTGCCCGCGCTCAAGGCCATTCTCGGCATGGTGCCCAAGCCCGGCGAGCGCAAGCACGTCCCGGCCGGCGGCAGGACGCCGCTCGGCATGGATGCGGCCGCCACCGCATCGCTCAATGAGATGTTCCCCGGGATCGGCAAGATCAAAGTCCTTGGCTGATCTCGGGCCAAGACGTTGCCGCGGTGCCCCCGCCGCGGCAGCGACTACCTGGAGCATTCACGCGGCGCCGCCGCGGTAAGGCCGCTCCAGCAAACCAGACGCGTAAGGAGATACGATCATGGCCGGCGGATTTCAGACAGCAGTCAGCGCAGTACAGGCGCCCGCTCGAGAGGGCGACTTTTGCGATTCGAACCCGCGCGCGTCCGTTAACGCTGGACCCGGCGGCCTCGTCTGCGGCGCCAGCGGCATCACGATCGGCCGCTTCGCCTGGTGGGCGCCTCCGCTTGATGTGAACGGCACGCCCACGGTCGCGAACAATTTCGGCGCAGGAGCGCCGACCGGCTTCGTGCACGGCGAGATGCAGGGCCTCAACACCGTCTACATGTCCAACGCCGGCATGCTCGTGCCCGCCGGTTTCCCGATCACCCTCATGAAGGGCGGCGGGTTCTGGGTAAAGAACAACGGCACCACCGAGGCGCTGCTCGGCCAGAAGGCCTACGCGGACCTCGCCACCGGCAAGATCTCGTTCGGTCCCACCGGCTCGCCGGCGACCGGCGCCTCCGTGACCGCCGCGATCGCCGCCTCGACCGGATCGTTCACCGGCTCGATCTCCGGCGACGTGCTCACCATCACCGCAGTCGGCTCCGGCGTGGCCGTGCCAGGCGGCACGCTCTCCGGCACCAACGTCGCCACCGGAACGATGATCGTGAACCAGCTGACCGGCACCGCCGGCGGCATTGGCACGTATCGCGTCAACATCCCGGAGCAGACGGTCGCCTCGACCACGATCTCGGAAACCTACGGCACCATGACCGTCTCGGCCGTTGGCTCCGGAGTGCTCGCCATCAATGACTCGCTCTCCGGGACGAACGTCGTCGTCGGCACCACGCTCACGGCATTCGGCACCGGCACGGGCGGCACCGGCACGTACATCGTCAACAACAACACCGTCGTGGGATCCACGACCATCACCGCGGCGAGCAATGTCGAGACGAAGTGGTTCGCGATGTCCACTGGCCTCCCGGGCGAGCTCGTCAAGATGGTCAGCCAGCCCAACGGGTAATTAAACCGCCCGCCCCCAACCCCCGGCCGCGCGCCGGTCCCTCGTGTCATAGGAGCTCGCACCGCCATGAACATGCAAGAAGCACAGAGCACGTACCGCGCGCACGCCGGCACGCTCGCAGCGCGCGGCGTCATTCTGCCGAACGTCCTCTCGTATCTGCCCGAGGAAATGAAGCTCGACTACACCTTGGGCAACGGCACGATCTTCGCCATGGACGCGCAGCCCACGCTCGTGACCGACCCGAACTCGGGCATCCCGATGCAGCTGACCACGACCATCGACCCGGACGTGTTCCGCATCCTCTTCGCCCCCACCAAGGCCGCGGAGATCGTCGGCGAAGTCAAGAAGGGAACATGGGTGGACGACACCATCCTGTTTCCGATGGTCGAGGCCGACGGCGAGGTGTCGAGCTACGGCGACTACAACGAGAACGGCCACGTCGGCGTCAACGCCAACTGGCCGGCTCGCCAGAACTACATTTTCCAGATCATCAAAGAATACGGCGATCGTGAAATCGACCGCGCCGGGCTCGCGAGGCTCAATTGGGTCTCGGAGATGGACCAGGCCGCAGCCGGCGTCATGAACCGATTCCAGAACCTGACGTACTTTTTCGGCGTGCTCGGCCTGCAGAATTACGGGCTCATCAACGACCCGAACCTGCCAGCCTCGCTCACTCCGGCACTCAAGGCCTCGGGCAACACCCGCTGGCTCACGAACAACGTTGTGACTGCGACCGCCAACGAAATCTTCGCCGATATCCAGTCGATCTTCATCGCGCTCGTGACCCAGACCGCAGGCTTGGTCGACATGCGCTCGAATATCGTCATCGCGATGTCGCCCGCGGTCGAGATGGCGCTCACCACAACGAACAGCTTCGGCGTGAACGTTTACCAACTGCTCAAGGAGAACTTCCCGAACATCCGATTCGAGACCGCGGTCCAGTACGGCGCACTCTCGGCCGCCAACCCGCAGGGCATCGCCGGCGGCAACATGATCCAGATGTTTGTGGAGAACCTCGAGAACCAGAAAACCGGCTACGCGGCGTTTAGCGAGAAGATGCGCGCGCACCCGATGGTCCGCGGCACCTCGAGCTTCAAGCAGAAGCTCACCGGCGGAACCTGGGGCGCCGTGATCCGGATGCCGGTTTCCTTCTCGTCCATGATCGGCGTCTGATACAAGGACGTCGAGCCAGCGCGGAGGATACAGGCAAAATCCTCCCGCCTGGACCCGGGCAGGCCACACAAGGGGCAACGCGATGGGCGAGCAGCGCAAGACCGTCTCGGTCACCTCGAGGCTCGGGAACGCTGTCATCCTGCGCCGCTTTCAGATGGTCGACGGCGACATCCCTGGCAGCAAGGTCGCGCGCCCGATCGGCGACGGCGTCCAGATCGCGCCCGGGCTGAACCAAGGGATCGATGCGGAGTTTTATTCCGCATGGCTCGAGCAGAACAAGGAACACAACATCCTCGCCACCGAGCGCTGGATCACCGCCACGCCCGAGAACGCCGAGGCCAACGCAGGAGCCGACTGATGTCCACCGACACGTGCACCGTCGCATGCAAGATCCCCAACGGGCTCGAGTTGCGAGTTTTCGCCTACGAAGACACCCGCGAGCTCCAGCGCGATGGCTCGTACAAGGATGTCAAGGTGGCCCGTCCGATCGGCGAGTCCGTGCACATCAATGGACCGGCGCACGAGATCAACAAGGCGCCGAGGGCGACCATCGTCTACGGCTACGCCCTGACCCACAACGTCAGCGCGGACTTCATGGAGACGTGGCTGCAGCAGAACAAGCGCTCCGACGTCGTGATGAACAAGCTCATCCTGGTGCAGGACAAGCCGGCTGACGCCACCGCGGAATCGCGCGAGCACAAGTCCACCAGGAGCGGCCTCGAGCCCATGGACATGGCCATGGTCGACCGCGACGGCATCAAGCGTGCGCGCGACCCACGCGTGCCCAAGGCCAAAGGCCTCGTGCTGCAGACCAACGAGAAGGAAGACTAACCGCCGTGGCGATCGTCACGTTCAATTACGCCACCTGGATCGCGCGCTACCCTGAATTCGCGGGCGTGACGCAGCAGGTCGCTCAACTCTATTTCGATGAAGCGACCACGTACGTCCGCAACGATGGCGGCGGCCCGGTGAGCTCGTCGGCCATTCTCGCCGTGCTCCTCAACACGGTCACCGCCCACATTGCCTGGCTCTGCTCCACACGCGACGCCAACGGCAACATCGTCACCGGCGGCGCCGTCCAGGCCCCAGGCCTGGTCGGGCGCGTCTCGAGCGCGAGCGAAGGATCGGTCTCGGTCAGCGCCGAGAACGACTATCCGGCGGGCTCCGCGCAATGGTGGCAGCAAAGCAAATACGGGGCGGCCTTCTGGGCGATGACGGCGCAGTACCGCACGATGCGCTACATCGCCAGGCCGACCATCGTCGTCGACAGCATCTACCCGTTCCGGAGCGCCTGGGCGGCAGGCTGGGGCGGCAGCAACTGGAACGGCTACACGGGGTAAACCCACACAAGCAAGGAGAGAACGGCCATGGCCGACGTCGACAAGATGGAAAAACAGATCGCCGAGTTGATGGCCTTCAAGGCCAAGGTCGAGCCGATGCTCGTCCAGGGCATGCTCCCGCAATGGGAGGCGCACAGCGCGCGCGAGAAGGCCGAGGAAGACGCCGACGCGAAAAGGCTGCATGACGAAATCCACAAGCCGCTGCCGCCGCCCGAGACCCCGCGCAAGGACGATGATCGTGCCCAGTACGAGGGCGGCCAGGACCTCGAGAGCGACGACAGCCTGCGCGCCCGCACGCTCCAGGCGGTCGGCGGCGATGACGCCGCCTACGACGTCAAGAACCCGATCTCGAACGCTTCCGGCCAGGACCTCGACGATCTGGCCACCTCCTATGGCCTCCAGCGCGCCGGCGGAAGGCCGCTGGACCCGTCGGCATCCGGAATGGTCCCGATTACCGAACGGCCACCGTTAGGCCGCCCACGGGGCACGCCACGCCTCCAGGTCGGCCCCCAGACCGGGCCCAATGAGGCGGGCCTCGTCAATCCCCATGAGGCCGGCCGCGCGCCGACGCTCGCCACAAACGCCCCGCAGCACGCCGGCGCACCAGGCGCGATCCCGCCCCAGCGCGTCGACCAGAGCGGCGACCAGGCCGCGAGCAACCCGCGCGATCCCGGCGATCCGCAGCCGCGGCAGCCCGACCCCAACAACCCGGACCCGGTCGTGCCGGGTAACGAGCCCCGCTGAACACGCGCAAGACGGCCTCGGCACCAAACCCCCACCTAAGCCCGAGGCCGCGGCCCGTGCGACCAGGAGAGGCCTGATGGCCACGATCAGAGGCGGCGACAAATTCGAAGCCGCTCTGGCGGTCCTGGCGCACAAGCTCGCCCGCAAGGAAACGCTCCGCGTGGGCTTCCTCGAGAACGCGACCTATCCCAACGGCACGCCGGTCGCCATGGTGGCGGCGATCCAGAACTACGGCGCACCGAAAGTCAGGATCCCGCCGCGGCCGTTTTTCTCGAGCATGGTCGCGGCGAAAAGCCCGGGCTGGGCTGCTGCGCTCGAGGCCAACCTCAAGGCCGTCGACAACGACGCCGACCAGGCGCTGCGCCGCTTGGGCGAGGGCATCCGCGGCCAGCTGCAGCAAGCAATCATCGAGACTGACACCCCGCCTCTGAGCCCGGTCACGATCATGCTGCGCAAAATGAAATCGCAGAACCAGGCGCTCGTGGTAACACGCAAGACCGTGGGCGAGGCGGCACGACGCGTCGCCGCCGGCGAGTCGACCGCCGGCGTTTCCACCAAGGTGCTCGACGAGACTGCCCACATGCTCAACAGCGTCGACTACGACGTGAAAGGATGATCCCGATGCTTCGCAAGGCACTCATCACCGGCGCTGCCCTCATCAGCGTGTACGCGATCGCCCTGGCTGCCAACACGACGTTCTTTACGAACATCGGCGACCAGGTGTTTCCGTTCACGCCGCCGACTACGAGCCCGGCCGCGCCAGGCCTCATCGACAACATGACGATCGGCGGCACCACGCCGGTCGCCGGCACCTTCACGAATCTGACGGCCACCGGCACGTTCTCGTCCACCGGAGCGTACACTCCCACCGGCGGCATCGGGCCAGCCGCGGGCTTCACGATCTCGCCGCGCCTGGTGATGACCGGCAACTGGAAGCCGCTCGCCATCACCGACGGCACCGAAGTCACCTGCGTCGCGACCACGACCTACGTCGCCGAGCTCTTCATCCCGGCGAACATGACCGTGACCGGCGTCGCGCTCGTCAACGCGACCGCCGTGGCTGGCAACATTCAGGTCGGCCTCGCCACCAGCGCCGGAGCGCCGATCGCCGCGGCCCTTTCGGCGTCCACCGCCGCCTCCGGTACCGCGGTCTACCAGCGCGTGCCGTTCGCCACCCCCTACGCCGCCAAGGGCCCGGCGACCTACTACGTCCAACTGCAGTGCAACAACGTCGGCTACAAGTTCCGCTCGCACACGATCGGCGACTTCGGCGCCCAAAGCCAGGCCGCCGGTACCTTCGGAACCTTCGTCTCCTTCGCCCCGGCCGGCACCTTCACCACCGCGGTGGGACCCGTCGCCAGCCTCTACTGACCCCGATCGAGCGCGATGAACCTTCACCAGATCGTCCGCGGCGCCATCACGGCCGTAAACCCGGACGAGCAACTCGGCGTGCAGATCAGCGTCGGCTACACCACCGCCGGGAGCGGAACCCGCTCGCCGAAATACGCCACGCCCGGGAGCTTCACCGGAGCGATCGCCGGCAACGTGCTCACCGTCAGCGCCGTGGCTTCCGGCGTCCTGAAAGTGGGGCAGACGATCACAGGTCCCGGCGTCGCCCCCGGGACCGTGATCGTCGCGCTCGGCACCGGCACCGGCGGAGCGGGAACGTATCTGGTGAGCCCAACCGGACAGACGGTCGGCAGCGAGGCCATGACATCGGCGCTCACCGTTCCGGGCCAAGTTCAATCGATGACCTTCAGCGATCTCCACCAGGTCGACTCGCTCAACCTCCAGGGCATCAAGCGCGCGATTTATCTCAACGGCCGGATCGACGGCCTGGTGCGCAAGGACAACAAAGGCGGCGATCTCATCACCAGGCCGAACGGCGAAATCTGGCTGGTCGTTCTGGTGCTCGAATATTGGCCGGACTGGTGTAAGGTCGCCGTCACCCTGCAGAACGGAGCATGACGCCCATGATGACGAAATTTCTCGTGGCAGCTGCTGTCTGGCTGCTCGCGGCCATCGCACCGGCCGCAGCGCAAGGTGATTTTCACATCGGCGAAGTCGGCGGCAATCAAATCCCGCTGCAGATCCCGCAGACCGTCACGGCAGGATCGGCCTACGCCAGCGGCAACGCGGTCGGCGGCCTCATGACGCTCGCAGGAGCGGCGCGCGCGCTCGGTACCTACGCCGGAGCGCCGGCCACGAGCGGTCTGCTGCAATCGGTGTTCGTGAATTCGAAATCGCTGCAGACGACGCAAATGGACCTCGTGCTTTTCAACGCCAACCCGACCACGACCACATGCACAGACAAGACCGCGATCGCCGTCTCCGCCGCCGACTTCGACAAGGTCCGCGGCGTCGTCCACATCACGGATTGGACGTCGCTCGGCACGCCATCGATCGGCCAGGCGCTTAACCTGGCGATGCCCTACGCGCTGATAAACATCACGACTATGTTCGCCTGCCTCGTGACGCGAGCAACTCCCACCTTCACCGCCGCAACCGACATCTCGGTCGGCTTCGGCCTCCTGCGGAATTAGCGCCAGCATGCGCTCCTTCATGCGCTCATGGTTTGCGGCCTTCCTCGCCATCGCCCTGGCGAGCGGAGCGATCGCGCAGCCGGTCCAGCCGCAGACCCAGGGCGTGGCGATCCTCGGCGGAGCCAACCGCTTGCCGAGTGGTTTCCAGAGCGCGTCGGTCGGATGCTTCTTCTCGACCGGGCAGCTTTTCAATTGCCCGCTGACCACCGTCCGCGCGCTGCCAAAGGCCTGCGATGACACCGCGGGAAATTGGGGTCAGGTCCCGTCGAACACGCTCTGCTACACGAATAAAGGCGCGCTGATCGAGCAGCCCGCCACCAACGGCATCCGCAACAACTCGGCGCAGGGGATCGTCGTCGCGCCTACGTTGATCGCCAACGGCTTATTCTACGACACCAGCACATGGACCACAGGTCTGAGCGGTGGCACCGGCACCGTCGTCTTCGGGGCGGCGCAACTGACGCTGACCGGAGACGGTACCAACGAGGCCTTCGCCGAGCAGTCGATGGTCACTGCTCCTGGCGCGACCTACAACGTCAGCGGATTTACCTCGGGCGCAAACGTCAATGTCGAGGTTGGCACCACTCAAGGCGCTCACGATCTGCTCAACACCAGCGGAGCCAATTTCTTTCGATTGCAGTTCACCGCCTCGGGCGCGACGACATGGCTCCGCTTCGGGCGCAACACTGCCAGCCCGGTTATCCTCCAGGGCACCTCGGTCATTGCCGAGTTGGTGACGAACGGCAACTTTGTTTCGAGCCCGATCAACGCCTCGCAGAACACGCCGCAGAACGGATGGCAGTGGAACATAGTGGGCGGCACATCGACCGTGACCTACTCCAATCCGAACGTGGTCCTCACGGCGGATGGCAGTGGCAACGCGGCGAACTTCCAGGGCACGACGGCGCTCACGACGATTGCTGGCCACACTTACAACCTTTCAATCGACGCCAGTGGCGGCACGTCCGTCACGGTGCGCGTCGGAACGGCGGTTGCCGGGAGCACGCTGCTCAATGTCAGTTCCGGAATGGGGATCGGAAAGCGCTTCCAGTTCGTGGCTGGATCGACGACGAGCTTTATCTCATTCGTGAACTCGACCGCGAGCACAGCCGTCACGCTGACCAGGGTCTCGGTGCAGGACGCCGGACAACTGCCCACAAACCAAGATGTGTTCAACAACAATACTGGCACCGGCATCCAAGTTGTCAGCAACGGAACGGAGAACGGCGTCGAGTATTTTGATCTGTGCTTCTTCGGTCTTGCGACGGCCGCCGCCGAGCAGGGGGTTCACTTCGAAGCGGGCGGGCAGTTTGCGACCGCTCTCAATGGGATCGTGGCGACGAGCGTGTTCTGGCGCACCCTCGGCACCGCCACCAATATCGCGTCCGTCTACAACGGAGTGGATAGCTTCGCGTCCGGCCCGGCGTTCATCGGCACCTATCGAAATGCGAACCAAGTCGCCAGCGGCAGCGCGGCGGGCATCGGTGCGAACCGGATGGTCTTCACGCCGACCATCACCGACGCGACCGTCGCGACGACGCGGCCTGTGTTCTTCGTCCAGCCATCAGCAACGACCAATACCTTCATCATCGTGCGGCTCGGTTGGCCGCAGATCGAGGCGGGCGTCACGTCCCAGCTTCTCGGCGCTCCGACTGTCGCCGGAGCCGTTGCGGGATCGCCCGGCACACTGCCGTTCGTGGGCGGTGCATCGTGGGCTTCGAGCAACGTCGGGACCGAGACGCGCACGCTGGCGCTTCCAACGATCAGCGGTCAGAACGTGCTCGACGTGTCGCTCGCCGGCGGCGCACTGCCGGCGGGAACGGAATACGATATCAATCCGCAGGCGTCGTTTGGAGGTGCGAGCGTCACGCCCGTTGCCCCCGGCGATGTGGTGGTTGCTACAGCCTACTATCAAACCGTCACCGACGATGCGGGCTTCACCGCCGTCTTCCTCGAGGTCCTTTTCGGGAACTCGAGCAACGTCGAGATCAGTCGAACCTCGACCGCGATCAACAAAGCTGCCGGTGCGCTGACGCTCTACCAGGTCCAGGCGGTCGCGCCAGCACTCACGACGCAAGCCTTCGTGCGCGTGCGGCACGTCTACTCGGGCACGCCGACCGTGACCTATCGCTACTATGTTGGCCCCTGGACGTCCGGCAAGAACACCGGCTATGCAAGCTCGCCCATCCGCACGACGAATGCGGCAGTGGCGCGTCCGGGCGATGTGGTGACGGGCACGTTCTCGTTCGGGAGCGCCTACTCGGTGTTCATCAATGGAAGGCCGAATGCGCCGGTGACCTACGGCATCACCCAAACCGCTGCCCAGATCGATGACACCTCCAATACAAACCGTCTGGTGCTGTTCCGGCCGCTCGATATCGGTCTGGCGCAGGCGGGAATAGTCAATGGAGGATCGTTCTCCGGCTTCCAGCCGAATGCGGTGTGGGCGCAAAACGCAAACGGAAAGATCGTCGCAGCCACGGCTGCGTCAGATCAATCCGCCTATTTCAATGGCGCGAACAACGCCACGGCCGCGGCGGCGACGCCTGTCGTGACCACGTTCCACCTCGGAGCGCTCGCGAACGCAACGCAGTTCTGGAACGGCTACATCATCAGCGCAGCGCTGTGGCTCACCACGCGCATCCCGAATTCGCTCGAGCAGGCGATCTCGACGCCGTATCTTCTCAAGCGCGACCTCGAGCCGGCGGCCAATGACAACACGCCGGCCTTCCTGGACATGGCAGCATGACTGCGCCAACTCCCAACGAAGACGCGATCGACGCGGTGCTGCGCTCGTTCCTGCTCAGCATCCTGCCGAGCGGCGTCGAGGTGATCGGAGGCCAGGACAATCGAGTGTCGGAGCCTGCGGCCATAGATTTCGTCATGATGACGCCGAGCAGGCGCGGGCGGATCGCGACCAACATCGACACCTATGACGATGCCGCCTTCACCGCGTCGATCGCCGGCACCACGATGACCGTCAGTGCCGTCGCGCTCGGTACCATCCAAGTCGGCCGAAACCTGTTCGGCGCCGGCATCACCGCGGGCACCGTCATCGCCTCGCAGATTTCCGGACCGCCAGGCGGAGCGGGCACCTACGGCATCCTGCCCGGCCAGACCGTCGCCAGCGAGACGATGGCCGCCGGCGCCATGCAAGCGATGCAGGAGACGATGGTCGTGATGCAGATAGACGTGCACGGGCCCAACAGCGCAGACAATGCGCAGGTGATCTCCACCCTGATGCGCGACGATTACGCGGTGCAGTTCTTCAAGGCGCTCTCAAGCACCGTGGCGCCGCTCTACGCGGACGATCCCAAGCAAATTCCATTCGTTAATGACCAGCAACAGTACGAAGATCGCTGGGTGATCGAGGCGATGCTGCAGGCAAACCAGACCGTGCCAGTGCCGCAGCAATTCGCCGATGTCATCGGGCCTGTGGTATTGGTACCCGTCGAGGCCACCTATCCCCCATAAGGAGCACCGAGCATGAGCACGATTCCCGCCAGCGATCTCGTAACCGTCAACCCGGCAGTGCTCGCAGCTGGTGGCGACGCCATCGACCTCAACGGGCTCCTGCTCACTCAGAGCACCCGAGTCCCGGTCGGCGCCCCCACATCGTTCGGAGGCGCGGCGCCCGTGGGCGCGTTCTTCGGTCTCGCCTCGGCCGAGAAGGCATTCGCCGATATCTACTTCGCCGGCTCCGACAATTCGAACGTCAAGCCCGGCGCGATGCTGGCGGCGCAATATCCCACCGTGGCCGTCGCAGCCTACCTGCGCGGAGCGGCCACGGGCCTTGCGCTTGCGGCCGTCCAGCAGATCAAGCCGACCGTGGTGACCGGCTCGATCGGCGGCGTGGTCACCGGCTCGGTCGGCGCCTCCTTCACGGGCACCGGCTCCGGCACCAACCTCACGACGTCGGCCGTCACCGGCATCATTTCCGCGGGCGACATCATCGCCGGCACCGGCGTCCCGGCCGGCACCCGCATCCTCTCGCAGACCAGCGGCACCACCGGCGGCGCCGGCGTCTACGTCACGAGCGCGGTCACGACCTCGGCAGGCAACGCGCTGACCGCCACCAGCACCGTGCTCAACGTCACCGCGGTCACCTCCGGCTCGCTGCAGGCGACCGATGCGATCAGCGGCACCAACGTCGTGGCCGCGACCACGGTATCCTCGCAGATCAGCGGCACCGCCGGAGGCGTGGGCCTCTATCGGCTCAACCAGGCGCAGCTGGTGGCGAGCACCGCCATCACGGCGCTCTCGAGCGTGCTCAAGGTGACGGTTGCGGCGGCGACGCCGATCGTGGCCGGCCAGCTGCTCACCGGCACAAACGTCGCCGCGAGCTCCCGCGTCGTGAGCCAGCTGAGCGGCACTACCGGCGGCGTCGGCCTCTACACGCTCTCGGCCTCCTCGACCACGATCTCGGAGAGCATCACCGGCAACTACGACGTTTCCGTCGTCGTCAACGGCACGCCGGCCACGAGCGCCAGCGTCGACCTCTCGACCGCGACGAGCTTCTCGGCCGCGGCGACGCTGCTCGGCACGGCGATCGGCCAGGCCGTGACCTTCGACAGCATTTCCGGGGCGTTTGTCGTCACGTCGCCGACCACCGGAGTGCTCTCGACCATCGCCTACGCCACCGGAGGCCTCGCCACCGCGCTCTCGCTGACACAGGCGCTCGGAGCCGTGCTTTCGCAGGGCGCGGATGCCGTCACGACGCCGTCGGCGTTCATGAGTGGGCTCGTGGTCAACACCCGCAATTGGGCGAGCTTCACCACGATCTTCGATCCCGACAACGGCGCCGGCAACGCGAACAAGCTCGCCTTCGCGGCTTGGACCTCGACACAGAACAATCGCTGGGCCTACGTCCCGTGGGATACCGATCTCAGCGGCACGGTCACGGTGCCGGCGACGTCGAGCCTCGGCTACCTGCTCCAGCAGGCGAACTACACCGGCAGCATGCCGATCGCCACGCCCACCTATGCCAAGGCCGCGTTCCTGATGGGCGCGATCGCGAGCGTGGACTTCACGCAAGCGAACGGCCGCACGACGATGGCCTACCGCTCGCAGGCCGGCCAGGTCGCCGACATCACGGACCAGAACGCCGCGCACAACCTCGCCGGCAATCCGCAGACGTCGGGAGACTTCGGCAACGGGTACAATTTCTACGGCGTGTATGGCACCGCAAATCCGAGCTTCGTGCTCTTCCAGCGTGGGACCGTGACCGGCCCGTTCAAGTGGATCGATACCTACATCAATCAGATCTGGCTCAATGCGCAGTTCCAGTTGGCGCTGATTATCATGATGGTGAACATGCGCACCGTGCCCTACAACGCCGCGGGACGAGCGCTGATCGAGGCGGCACTGATGACGCCGATCAACGCCGGCCTCAACTTCGGAGCATTCCGCTCCGGCGTCTCGCTCTCGGCCGCCCAGATCGCAGCCGTCAACGCCGACGCCAATGCGAACATCGCACCAACGCTTTCTACGCGAGGCTGGTATCTCCAGGTCCTCGACGCCGATCCCACGGTGCGCGCGAACCGCGGCTCGCCGCCCTGTCGGTTCTGGTACATGGACGGCGAGAGCGTCCAATCGATCAACCTGGGCTCAGTCGCGGTCCAGTAACCGAGGCCCACTTTCCCGGAGGTTAAAACCATGCCGAGCATCACCGGTGCGAAGCCGCTCCAACTCCAGGGCTTCGCGGCCGACGACGTCTACGACACCGACCCGATCGAGTCGGCCGAATTCTTGATGGGCGTCGACGGCAAGCTCTCGGCCGGCTGGGTGGCCGTCGCCGTCAAGCAGAACTACAAACTCCAGGCGGACTCGCCATCGATCCCGAATATTTTCGATGTCTGGTTCAATGCCCAGCAGGCCGTGCGCGATCTTTTCCCCGCCAACGGCGTCATCCTGCTCACGGCGATCGGCAAGAAGTTCACGATGACCAGGGGCTTCCTAAACGGCTATAAGCCGCTGCCAGATGCCAAGAAGCTCCTGCAGCCGCAGACCTTCAGCATCACGTGGGAATCGGTCCAGCCGGCGGTGGCCTGATGCGGAAGACGCTCGAGGTAACGATCAGCGCGGAGGGACGCGACAAAGGCCGCGTCTATTTGATCACCGAAATGCCGGCGACGCAGCTGGAGAAGTGGGCCGCGCGCGCGCTGCTCGCCCTGGCGAGCTCGGGCGTCTATATCCCCGAGGATGTGGCGCAGGCAGGCATCGCCGGCATCGCACGCCTCGGCCTGCAGATGCTCGGCGGCATCAAGTTCCCGGAGGCCGAGCCGCTGATGGACGAAATGATGGCGTGCGTCCAGTACCGTGCCATCGACCGGCAGCACCCCGATATCCCGCCGCGGCCGCTCAACGAGAGCGACATCGAGGAAGTCGCGACCCGCGTTCAGCTGCGCAAGGAGTGGTTCACGCTGCACACGGGTTTTTCAATCGCCGACGCCCTCTCGAGGTTGAACTCGGAGTCGACGTCGGCGGGCTCCTTGAGTACCGAAACACCCCCCGCGTAATCGGCGCCGTGATCGCGCTGAGCGCGGACAAGGCAGGGACGCTGCACCTGCTCGATACCGCGCTCTCGATCGAGGACGCATACGACCTCCTCGAGATATCGATGATCGACGCGCACAACCGCCACATCCTGGCGAAGCGCCACACGAGCGAGGGCTGATGGCAACCGTAATCGATGCCTTCGTCGTTGAACTCGGACTGGACCCTAAGAAGTTCACTCAGGGCCAGAAGGATGCTGTCGTTGCGTTCCGCAAGACCCAGCAGGAGGCGCTCGACGCCGCGAAAAAAATCCAGAGCGCCGGCGAGGTAGCCGCGGAGTTTTTTAGCGTGCTCCAGCGGCGAGCCCTCGGCCTCATCGGCATCATGCTCGGCGGTCGCGGGATCTCGCAATTCGCCGGCTACATCACCGAGAACAACGCAGCCCTCGCGCGCCTCTCCCGCAACTTCGGCGTGGCGGTGCCAGAGGTGTCGAAGTGGCAGAAGGCGGTGGAGCTCGCCGGCGGCACGGCTGATGGCGTGGCGCAATCGATCCAGACCTATTCGGATGCGCTGCAGGCCTACCAGGCCGGCCTCGGAGACGTAAACTTCGTCGCCATGCTCGATCGGCTGGCCAGCGAAGGCGGCAAGGCGATCGACAAGACCAAGCCGATCACAACGCAGTTCCTGACGATCGCCGAGAACCTCTCCAAGGTCGCGGAGAAAAGCGGGATCGTGCGCGCCAACTGGTTCGGGCGCCTGCTCGGGCTGGACCCCGGCACGATCAACCTGATGGTCCAGGGCATCGACAAGACGCGCAGCTTCATCGCCGAGGCCGAGCGCCTCGGCGTCGTTTCCCAAAAGCAGGCCGACGAAGCCGAGCCGCTGCTCAAGGCCTGGAATGCCATGATCCAGGCCGGCACCAACCTCGGCAACGTCATCACGAACATTCTCACGCCCGCGCTCGTGGGGCTGCTCGACACCTGGACAAAGGCCTTTACGCAATTTAGCCGCGGCGTGTTCGTCAACCCGGACAGCTGGCTCGGCCGCATCCTCGGCAAGTTCAAGGGCGGCGAGGGATCGACCGAGAGCCTGCGTCGACGCTTCGGCGCCCCCGAAGACGTCCCCGTCGTCGGACCGCTGCTCAAGTCGCTGGGCGAGAGTAGCGTGAAGCCCGGCGCCGGCACGGCATCGCCGAGCATCCAGAAGCTCGCCGAGGACATCCAGACCCAGGTGCCAGGCATTAAGCAGTTCACCGCGTTCAATGACGTCTACCACGCGTTTCTCGGCGCCGGCGCCCACCCGCAGGGCCGCGCGCTGGATTTCACGCTCAATGATCCCAGGCAATCCGAGGCGATCGCCAGGGACCTGCGCGTCAAACTGCGCGCGATGGGCGTCGACGCGACCGTGATCGATGAATACAAGACCCCATCGCGCGGCTCGACCGGCGGCCATCTTCACGTCCAGTTCAACAGTCCAGAGGCCGCCAGGCGCTTCCAGGAAAGTGGCGGCGGAGGCGCCGGAGGATCGCCGGCAGGCCTGCCCAGCCAGGCGGGAGCACCAGCTGCGGCCGCCGCCGGCAATGTGGACAACCGCCAATCGTCAGCGCGCAGCGAGGTGAACATCGCGCAACTCACGGTGCAGACGCAGGCCGCCGATGCCGAGCGGATCGCGCGCGACATCAAGCCCGCGATCGAGCGAACGCGCTTCGCACTGCTTTCCAATTCAGGACCGGCCTGATGCCAAATGTCCCGCAAGTGCCAGGCGTCCCGCCGCTCGCGAGCTTCTCCAAGACAGTGCCGGCGCTGTTGCTACAGGATGCCATCTCGTTCTTCGGCAGCTTTTTCGCGCCGCGGTGGGGCATCTTCCAAGACGACTTCCCGGTAGTGGTCGCGGACAACGTCGTGGCGTTCGACTACCGGCAGGACTTCGCCGTCGCGGACTACCCGCTCGAGGCCGGCGCTTTCGAGAGCTACAACAAGGTCCGCGCCCCCTTCAATCTGCGCTTTCGGTTTTCGGCCGGAGGATCCTTGTTCGGGCGCCAGGCGCTGCTCGCGTCCATCCAGGCGATCGATGGCTCGCTCGACCTCTTCGACGGCGTGACACCGGAGGCGGTTTTTCCGAACATCAACATCACGCACGTCGACTATCACCGCACCGCCGAGCGCGGCACAGGCCTGCTCGTGGTCGATATATTCTGCCTGCAGATGCGCGTCGCCACCGCGCCGGCATTCACGAGCACGAAGGCAGCGAGCGGAGCGAACGCGATCGAGGGAGGCAACGTGCAGCCCCAGCCTCCGACCGCGCCACAGGCGGCCGCCCCCGCGGCGGGTGAGATCAACTGATGCTCATCATTCCGCTCACGGCCGTCCCGGCGCAGACCGTCGAGGTGATCCTCGTCCAGCAGAGCTGCCGCATCACCGTGCGGCAGAAATCGACCGGCATGTACCTCGACCTCTATAAGAGCGGCGCTCTCCTCATCGGCGGCGTGATCTGCCAGGACCGCAACCGCATCGTGCGCGACGCGTATTTCGGTTTCATCGGCGACCTCTGCTTTCTCGACAACGAAGGCAGGGAGGATCCCGTGTTCACCGGCCTCGGCGTCAGGTTTTCGCTCGCGTACCTCGAGGTGGCGGACCTCCTCCTTATCGAGGGAGCATGAGCGATGGCGCTCGTCGAGCGGCTCATTGACATTTCGTTCAAGCTCGCAACCGGCAACTTCACCGAATCGGGCTCGGACGTCGTCACGGTCAGCGGCCTGCGAACGACGGCCCAAATCGCCAAGGCTGGCACGACCGCGATGCAGGCGCACCTGCGCATCTACGGCATGACGCTGAGCCTGATGAACAAGCTCTCGACGCTCGGCGTCCAGATCAACCTTCTGGCGCGCAATACCGTGACGATCAGCGCCGGCGACGCAGACACGGGCATGGGCATCATCTTCGTCGGCACCGTGACGATGGCGTGGATCGATTTTCAGGGCATGCCGGAGGTGGCCTTTGATGTCTCGGCCCAGGCCGGCGCTGCAGAGGCCGTGATCCCAACGCCGCCGGCGAGCTTCAATGGAGCGGCCGACGTGGTCACGATCATGAGCGGGCTCGCGGCCAAGATGCAACTGACCTTTGAGAACAGCGGCGTGAGCGGCCAGCTTTCAAACCCGTACCTCCCGGGTTCGCTGGTCGACCAGGCCAGGGCCTGCGCCGAGGCCGGCGGCTTCATGTGGGCGATTGACAACGGCAAACTCGCCATCTGGCCACGCAACGGATCACGAGGTGGCGCCATCCCGCTCGTCTCGCCGGCGACCGGCATGATCGGGTATCCCACGTATACGGCCGTCGGGATCATGCTCCGAACGCTGTTCAACAAGTCGATCAACTTCGGTGGGCAGATCCAGGTCGATAGTTCGCTTGCACCGGCAAAGGGCACCTGGGCGATCTATGCCATCGACCACGAGCTCGAGAGCATGATGCCGAACGGCGCCTGGTTCTCGACCATCGGCGCCTACAACCCGAAATCGCCACAGCCGGTGCTCGCACAATGACCGACGCCGGATCATTCGGTTATGGCCAATTCGATCCGAGCGACGCCGCTTCGGACTGGTCCGTGCACGAATTCCAGGTCGCGCAGATACTCAGCCGCGTCCGCACGATGCAGATCGTGCGCGTGCTCTCCATCACCGGAGGCGGCATCGCGGCGCCTCCCATCGTCTCGGTCCAGGTGCTGGTCAACCAGATAGACGGCAAAGGCAACGCCACCGAGCATGGCCCGATCAACAACGTGCCGGTGTTTCGGCTCCAGGGCGCCAACGGCTCGGTCGTCTGCGACCCGGCCGTAAACGACGTCGGCTGGATGGCGGTCGCCGATCGCGACATTTCCGCCGTCAAGTCCACCGCCGGCAAGCGCTCGAACCCGGGCTCCCGCCGGCGGTTCGACCTCGCCGACGGCGTCTACATGGGCGGCCTATTCGGCGGAGCGCCGACGCAGTACGTTTCGATGACCGCGACGGGGATCAAGCTCTCGGACCGCAGCGGTAATGCGATCGAGATGAAGGCTGGCTCGATCGACGTCACGACGCTCGCCTTCCGGGTCAACGGCGCTGTGGTGGCCGGCTTCGGAACCGGCGACCAGGTCAATCTGCAGACGCACAACCATCCTACCGCGGCCACCGGGCCGCCCTCATCGCCGACGCCTGGAACATGAAAACGGAGGCCGCATGAGAACGCTGCTGCTCGACGTGAGCGCCTGGGACCTGGTGCTCGACATCAACGGCAACATCGCGGTCGCCTCCAACCCTTATGCGCTCGGGCAGGACGCGGCCAGCGCCATAAAGCTTTTTCGGAGCGAGCTCTACTACGACACCACGAAGGGCGTCGTTTACTTCGGAACGATCCTCGGTGCCACCCCGCCGCTCGCGTTGCTCAAGTCCCGCTTCAATGACGCGGCACTGACGGTTCCCGAGGTGGTCTCTGCGAAATGCTTCATCTCGGCGATATCCGAGCGTAAGGTGGCCGGCCAGGTGCAGGTGACGGACAAGAGCGGGCGAACAGCAGCGGCGGCATTCTGATGACCACAAACGTCCCCGCACCCACATTCGGTCTGAACGGCTTCGTCGCCCCGGCGGAATCGGCGGTCCTCGCCGGCGTACAGGCCGACCAGCTCGTAGCCTTCGGCGGCAACCTCAACCCGAGCCTCGAGACGCCGCAGGGTCAGCTGGCGACCAGCACCACGGCGATCATCGGCAACGCGAACGACAACTTCGCCAAGCTCGCCAACGGCGTCGATCCGGCGTTTGCGGATGGCCGCATGCAAGACGGCATCGCCCGCATTTATTTCCTCTCCCGCCTGCCCTCGAGGCCGACGCTGGTGCAGGCCGCGTGCACGGGCCTCACGGGCGTCGTCATTCCCGCCGGCGCGATCGCGATCGCCACAGACGGCAACCGCTACGTCAACACGATCGATGGCACGATCCCGGTCGGCGGCACCGTGACGCTCCCATTTGCATGCGTGCTCGACGGGCCGATCGCATGCCCGGCTGGAACGCTCAATCAGATTTACCAGTCGATCAATGGCTGGGACAGCATCACGAATCCGACCGACGGCCAGATCGGCAACAACACCGAAAGCCGAGCCGACTTCGAAGCAAGACGCGCCGCCTCGGTTGCCCTCAATTCGCGAGGCTCGCTGCCTTCGATCGTGGGCGCGGTGTTCGACGTCCCGAACGTCGTCGATGCCTTCGCTTTCGACAACGGCAACAACGCGCCCGTCACATTCCGCGGCGTGGTCGTGGCCGCAAACTCGCTCTACGTCTCGGCTGTGGGAGGCACCGACGCCAATATCGCCCAGGCCATCTGGTCCAGAAAAAACCCCGGCTGCTCCTACAACGGCAACACGACAGTCGCGGTGCTCGACCAGAACCCAAAATATTCGCCGCCGTTCCCGAGCTACAACGTGACCTTTGAACGGCCCGCCTCGCTCGCGATCCTGTTCGCCATCTCCATCACCAACAGCACGCTCGTTCCCTCCGACGCCACCACGCAAATCCAGAATGCAATTATCGCCGCCTTCGCCGGCGCTGACGGCGGAGCTCGAGCGCGCATCGCATCCACCATCGCGGCCAGCCGCTACTATCCGCCCGTGGCCAAGCTGGGCTCCTGGGCGCAGATCGTCTCGATCAAAGTCGGTTCGACCAATACCGCCGCCGCATCATTCACCGGAGCGATCGCCGGAACCACGCTGACGGCATCGTCCGTCTCCGGAACGATCGCGGTCGGCCAGACTCTGTCCGATACGACCGGCCTCGTGGTGGTCGGAACGAAAATTCTCGCGCAACTTACCGGCCCAGCCGGCGGCGCCGGAACCTACACCGTGAGCAATACGCAGACGGTCGGCAGCGAGGCGATGAAGACAGCCACCGCAACGCTCGATTCCGTCAGCGTCAACATGGACCAGGAGCCGACGATCGCGCCGGCGAATATCGCGGTCACCCTGGTATGACCGGCCCACCCTATCCGCGCCCGGATCCCGCGCCAGGCTCAAATGCGATCGGCTCGTTCGCCATCGGCATCTCGCCGATCGGCACGATCGAGGCGTTCGACGTCTGGAGCACCGTGATCAGCCAGTACGCGAACAGCCCAGCGCTGACGCAACTGATCACCGACATGGATAGCTACCTCGACCAGACCGCCAACTTCGACGCGTTCTTTGATCTCATCTGGAACGTGGACACCGCGGAAGGATACGGGCTCGACATATGGGGACGCATCGTCGGAGTGAGTCGCACGCTCTCGGTGCCGTCGACCGGCTCGTTCTTCGGCTGGGAGGAAGCCGGCGACGCCGAGGGCTGGAACCAGCAGCCATGGTTCGTCTCGACCGTTACCAGCAACTTTAGCCTGCCCGACAACGCCTTCCGTGTGCTGATCTTCGCCAAGGCGCTGTCCAACATTTCCGACGGATCGATCCCCGGCATCAACCAACTGCTGCTGAACCTTTTCCCGAACCGCGGAAACTGCTACGTCATCGACGGCCTCGACATGACGATTACCTATTTTTTCAACTTCATCCTGACCCCGCTGGAGCTCGCCATCATCCAGCAGTCGGGCGTGCTGCCGAGGCCGTGCGGCGTGCTCGCTCACATCGCCACCACGCCGCACGCATGAGAGGGACCAGGCCGTGAAGCTCTCGGACATCCCGACAAAGTTTCCGATCCCGTTCGCCAACTCCGCGGGCCCCAGCTTCATTCGACCGATACCGGTTTCCTCGCAGATCGGCATCCAGGACGGCGCCTGGTCGCTCACCGACGGGAGCCCGCCCCTCAACTTCACCGCCAAAGGCATCGGCGGCGTGCCGCCATTCGGCCAGGACGCGAATGGCCTGTTTAAGCAGATCACGCAATGGGCGCGCTGGCAGGGAGCGGGCGGCGCCGTTCCATGGGACTCGGCGTTCTCGGCGGCGATCGGCGGCTACCCGCAGAATGCCGTGGTGGCCTCGGCGACAGTCGTCGGGCGATTCTGGAAGTCCACCGTCGACGACAATGTCACGAACCCCGACTCCGGCGGAGCCGGCTGGATCGATGCCTTCGGTAAGTCGACCCGAGTCGTCACATCGAGCGCGACGCTCAACCTCGACAGTGGCACCGATTATGCGATAGGCCTCAACCGCACCTCGGGCCTCGCTCCGATGACGATCAACCTCGCCTTCACCGCGGCGCCGATCAATGGCCAGGAGTACGAGATCGCCGACCTCGTGGGGAATCTCCGCGCGCCGAACACCGCCACGGTTGTGCCATCAGCAGGCACAACGATCGGAGGCAGGACGGCGTACGTCATGAACGAAGATTGGATGGTTGCCCGGTTCAGATTTTATGCTGCCGCCGCAAGCTGGTCCGTGGCAGCGGCATGATCATCGGAGAGAGAACAGCCATGCTTCGTCTACTGCTCGCACTCGCGCTCATCGGCACCGCCGCATCGCCGGCACACTCGCAATTCCCCGACCAGCGAACCTATGATGGTTCGCCCGGCGGCACCGGCAACGCGATCACAATCAATATCCCGAATTACAGCGCGCTCACCCCCGGCGTGCCTCTGCGCTTCAAGGCCTCGGCCAGCAACACCGGCCCCACCACGGTCGCGATCACGGGGCTTCCCGCAACGGCTGTCGTGAACAACGGCGTTGCGCTCGGCGGCGGGGAGATCGTCAGCGGCCGCATTTACGCGATCGTCTACGACGGCACGAGCTACCAGCTGCAGAACAGCGCGCTTCCGGTGCCGAGCCCGGTGGTGGCCAGGACCGGAGCGTTCGCAGCATCCGGGACTGACTGCGGTGCGGTCAACTCGCTCGGCGGCGCGGCGTTCTACGTCGTCACAGTTGGTGCGACGAGCGGCTTCACAGCGAATTGCCTGCTGACATTCACCAACACCGACACCACGCGCGGCAAGACCATCAATCCGAGCGGTCTCTCGGCTCAGCGTCTTCTGCCGGGGATGCAAGTCTCCTACAAGGTGATCGGTTCAGTCTGGCAGCAGCAGCCGCTTCTCATCACATCCATCGCAAGTCCCACCATCTACGTGGCCGCGACCGGCGGCAGCGATAGCGCGCTGGTTGCGGACTGCCTTGACATGGCCTCGGCTTGCGCCACGTTCAACACCGTCGTCGGCATCGTACAGACCTTTCGCATCGGAGCGACGATACAGGCGGTGTGCAACGCCGCCTTCAATCAGACCATCGATGTCATCGGCTACAACTCGATGCCGATACTCAGCTTCGTTGGCGACGCTGGTACTCCATCGAACTGTCCATTTGTGCTCTCGGCCACCGGCACAGTTTTCCGCGCAGAAGATCACGCGACAATAACGGTAAGCGGTTTTTCCATTGGAGTGAGTGCCGGCTTTGCCATCGGGGTTGCCTGCAGACAGTTCAGCATCGTCGACGTATCCGC